GCTATCTCTTCGGCGCGTTTCACATTAGGAGCCACAACATGCTGACTATCGATTATCGTGGTTCCATCGGGTTTGGGTATCTTGACAGTAACGACGTAGAGTTTGGTGGGCGGCATGTAACCAGCGCAGCCGTTGGTTGCGGGATTGCGTCCCAGTCTACAGCGGGTGCGAGCACAAGAGATGCATGCCCTTCCGTCGCGACTCATTGCTTCGCGGTAAGCGGCCTCGCGCTTGTGCAGGTCGGCGGCCACGCCCCGTTCTAGTTCTAGCCGTTCCTGCTCCTCGTCCCGTTTATCGCAATGCTTGGTGAAAGAGCAATGAAATACACAATACTCGCAACCGACCGAGTAGGGGCAGTCTATCACCCGAAAGGTCCCCGTCTGTTCGTTGAGAGTGATTTCCACTCCGCCCTTGTTCACGTTCACTTCTCTCCACCACCTTTCGCTCGCCTAATCTCAGATGCCTTCCTGCGGTTCTCCAGTAGCAGGGCCGCGTAGTCGGGTGCGGGGGCGTGGTTCGCTATGTACTCGCCGATTGCCACCCTTGCTAGTTCTGACAAAGTGAGCCCTGCGCCATCCGCGCAAGTCTGGAGCCCGGCAAGCTGGTCCTCGCCCAACCGCACGTTGAGTTGGACTCGGCGCACCTGCGCCCTCTTCTCTTGAACGGCGAGAATCACCCTACCGCAAGCGGTGCAGGTGGCGGTCTCACCGTCTTGGGGATCTTCTCCCGGCACAACGGGTGAACCACAGAAGGGACAGAACTTCACGTACGTATCATCCATAACTGCAACCTCCCTTGTGGACTTGTCATATGTAGTCTATCACACGATAGACAAGAGGCGCAAGCGGTAATTGTGCAAATACGGGACACGCAGGCAGTATGAATAGTGTGCGCGCAGCATATGCGCAACGTGCGCGCAGCGTGCGGGGCTACCGTACCTAACAGTACCTAACCTAACAGTACCAAGAGATCTTTCTTAGTTACTCTCTTCATGATCCATAGATCCATCCGTCACCAACAGCTAGAGAGGGAGTGTGAGGGAGAGAGATGCCGGGGGGAAGAGACACGAAGCCGCCCGCCGGTTGTTGTAAAATTAAAGTGCGGAATCCGAAATAAAGCAAACGAAATGCCTGCTAGGGGCGTTGTGGGAGTTGTCAAGCGGGGCAAGCGCTGTAGCAGGCATCCAGACCCCTAGATTTTGATGTGCGTGTATGTTATTCTAGTCACAGTGGGCAGAACATAACGCAACAGAGCCTCGCTTCGGCGGGGCTTTTTTGATTGGGGGTGAACACCGTGGGTAGACCGACGCTATACGACCCTGAGAAGCTGATACTCGTCGAAGGTTGGGCGCGTGACGGCCTGACCAATGAGCAGATTGCCGAGAAACTGGGCATTGCCCCCTCTACCCTGTATGAGTGGCAGGGCAAGTATTCGGAGTTTGCGCAGGTCCTAAAAAGAGGCAAGGAGATTGTTGACCGCGAGGTTGAGAACGCCCTGTTCAAACGCACCCAGGGTTACGTCGTTGAGCTTCGCAAGACGTTCAAGGTCAAGGTGATTAACTACGACGCCAATGGGCGCAAGGTGCGCGAGGCCGAAGAGCTGCAAACAGGCGTTGACGAGGTATATGTCGCGCCGGACACGACAGCCCAAATCTTCTGGCTGAAGAACCGCAAGCCTGCTGAGTGGCGCGACAGGCAGGCTGTCGAGCTCACCGGCGCAGACGGCAAGCCGCTCGCTATGGGCGTGGTGATCCTCCCTGCGCTGGAGATCGCCAAAGCGGAGGAGGCTGTTCGCAAGCCCGAGTAGCTACAAACCTACGGCACATTCGCGTAAGTGCCGTCACTTTGTGCGTCCATGTCCTGGTGGCGTCGATGGTGGCGGTGGTGGCGGCGAACGACAGATGGAAGGGGGGCCTGAGTAATGTCAAGCAGCGGTGTCAATTGTTTTCGGTGCGGCAAAGGTCCGTCGAAAGGCGTGACTACATTTCGAGTAGGCCCGAAAGGCGAGAATGCCAAGTGGATGTGTGAGCGTTGCATGAAAGTGTTGGGGATTACTCCCGACACTGACCTGAAACGTCTTACCGATCTCATCGCCAAAGGCGATGGCAGATGAGAGTAACAGCGCTGAGTCCGGTGTCGTTAAGCCCGATAGTCATTCAGCCCGTGCCGCTATGGGTTTTGGAAAGAATGCTGTACGTCACACCATCCACCACTCCACGGGAGAAGCAAATGGAGCTTCTGCAGAAAGAGGCAGGCGTAGCGCAAACGGTAGCGCCACCGCCCTGTAAGCGGTAGGTTGCAGGTTCGACGCCTGCCGCCTGCTCCAAAACAACCCTGGACGGATAACACAACGGCGCGAGCGGTGGGCGATGCCTGAGCTGTGCTTCTAGGTTTGTGTGCGTGGCGGAATAGGTAGACGCACCGAGGGGTAAGAAGCCGTGACTCTGGTGAGACATCGCTTCCGGTGCCGCCCCGCCCAGAGCGATAGACGGTGGACTCCAAGCAGGCAACTGAGGAGTCGGGCATGCGAGGTGCAAATCCTCGCCGCACACAAAATGCCTCGTTTATCGAGCGTGAACCGCCATTGGGGGGATGTGCCGTGGATGACTGGCGATCAGTCTTGGGCCTAATCAGCATCATAGCAGCCTTAATCGGGCTGGCAGTTCATGAGTTGAGGCAGTCACTGAAGTGAAAATGCTCGATTCCCCGAGCGTGAGCCAACAAAAGGAGTGAGCGACATAGCGAAAACGCGTGAGTACCGCAAAGAGGTGTCCTTCTGGCAGCGCATCCTCGGCTTGCGCGACTGTCAGATAACCTTCGAAGAGACTGACACCGCAGGCGTGAGCCAGGCCGGTGGCGGCAAGGTGACGGTAGCGTGTTACGAAGCTGACGACCTGCGGCGCAAGGCGCACATCTACTTCAACCGCGAGAACCCCGATCAGGATGGACTGCCGCATACCGTGGCGCATGAGATGGTGCATGTCGTGGGCGACAAGTTCATCAGGCTTGTTGAGCGCCTAGTGGACCTCGTTCCCGAGGGTGCGGCGCGCGACCTCGTCTACAAGCAAGTGTGCGACGAGTGGGAGATAGTCGTGGACGACATAGCGCGGGCCATGCTGCGGCTGCGGGGCATGGGCGACAAAGCGAAAACGGGGGTGTAGAAATGCACATCGAGTACAAACCGCCCTTCGAGGTTCCCGTGCCGTCGGGGTTCGAGTCCTGGCGGCAGTACTTTGACTGGAAGTATACCGCCGTGCCTGCGTCCGACTGGGAGCGGCACAAGGAGCAACACTTCCCCACTTGGTTGCTGAAACTCATACCCGTGCGCTACGTGCCATTCCCTGAGAACTTTCCAAGTTTCTTCAAAGCGAAGACGGGGTGTGATTATGACTAACGAGACTCGTAACCTTGAGGCGTTCCTTCTTGCGCGTGCCTGGACGAAGCGGCTGACTGACGCGCTCACATTCCGCTGCCTCGCGCTTGACTGGGGCCACTTGACCGTTGATGAGGCGACCGACAACCCCGTCGAAATCGTGGTCAAGGATGGCAAGCCGGTGATGCTGCACTGCAACGAGGGCGACTTCGACTTGGGCGGCAAGGTCATCACACGCATCGTGAAGGACGTGAAACTTACTGATGGCGACTAAGTGTTTCACTGGAGTCAAACAGGTGCAGGACTGGCTACGCAGTCTGCCTGCCGATGCGCCTCCACCTTGCCCACACCTGGACGCGCTGAATCCGCTCTGCCACTTCGCCCCCGCGCCAGCATGGGAAATCTTCCCCGGTGCTGCGGCGTTGGCTGACAAGTACCCTGTGGAGCGGCGCTTGGATAGCATAACAGACGACTCCATCATCGAGGACGCCAAGAAGGTTCTCCATTACCTTCTGCGGGACTCTCCCTACGGACAACGCATCACAATAGTTCCCCGTCGCAAGCGACAGTACCTCGCCCGCCGCAGTCGCCGCGCCATGCGCAGGCGTGCGATATGGGGCTTGGGTAGCGTCGATATGTTGACCGACTCCGACTGAAGACAGGAGGATGAGAAGTGAGCATCGAGAGGGTTTGCCCGAAATGCGGCAAGTCGATGGTTCTGCATCCCGAGACACCGAGCTTGTACAGTTGCTGGCGCTGTACCTGCGGTCACATCGAAGTGCCGACACCCGATGAGGAGAGGGAAGTATCGCGTGCCGTGCTCGGCGCATCGCTTCCGCAGCAAGCCTATATCACGCCGCCTGCGCGCCAAGAGATCCACGTTGACGGCGAGATGTACGACATCACCTGCCCGGTTACTCCAACAGGCACCCCCCAAGGCACATATGCGCAGATTATCGCAACGATGCTCGGAGCGCTGGCTGAGATTCCGGCCGTGCGTGAGGCGTGGGAGAAGCACGGAATCACCGTGAACTGTAAGGATGCCCCGCATGTCTAAACTCACCTATCTCCCCGGCGCAAAGCCCGACGAAGGCTGTGCTCGCGTAGCGCAGGTGATCCTTACCGACTTCGAGGAACGCGGCATCGGTATGCGAGACGACCCTGTGAGGCGAATCACGAAGATATGGAGCCTAGACGGCACGCTACTGGCCGAGATTGACCCCTACAAGAAAGCTGAGGTGCTTCAATGAATCGTGATTGGGCGTTGATCGCTCTTGGGCAGGGAAAGGGTGTCACGCTGCAAGGCTATCCCGGTTTCTGGCACCGTCTCGACGACAAGGTCTATCAGGCCAGCGAAGACACAGAGGTATATGAACTACCCTGCGACTCTTGGGGATGGGCCACCGTAGACGATGATGAGTTGGTAGACAAGGCCAACAGCCAGATTAGGGAGATGCGAGAACGCGGCAAACTCTCCGAGGGCGTTCCTTTCCGCAAGCCACTCGAATACGGCGACGATATGCCCCAAGGTTATGTGGGCGACATATACGTTGGCGACGACGGCAAGCTTCACCCAGGCGTCAGACGGTATCCCGAGGAAATGCAGCAAAGCGGCAGTGAGCTCTCCGAAGGTGTTCCCTCGCCCACCGATGTGTGCAACGCGAAGGGCGAAGCACCCGATCCGTACAGCGAGTTAGTCACTGACATCTACGAGCTGAGCGAGCGCGTAGCGACATTGGAGGAGCACGACGTACTCAACCTGCGCGAGGACATAGACACGATTGATGAGGACGTAGACGCGCTGAAGGATCGCGTCGCCTCTCTCGCCGAGTCGTTGGAGGGGCTGGCGAAGAGAGTGGCGGCGGTGGAAGGCACGCTGCGAACTATCACGAATGGCACATCTCTCGAGCCGTGTGTGAGCCAAGTTCCGTCATGGGAGATTCGCCAACTTCTGGAGAGGGTTGATGCGTTCCTTCTCTCTGCTGCAGGACACTTCGGCGACGACGCGACTGCGGGAAACGCTGCCGATATGCTCCTTGCAGTTAGAGCCGCAACGATGGCGATTAACAAGGCTGCTATCGAGGAGTACCAAGCGGGACGCATCCCTCCCGCCAACGGACGCGGTGCAACGATTTGGCCGCAATACCTTCCTGGAGGCACAGGTTCACCGCCACCGCATCAGCAAGGTTCTGACTGCGCGAAGTAACCCCGCCTCAATAACGTGCACCAAGACCTGGTAGGTGATATAATATTTGTGTGGGCTAGGGTCTGCAGCCCGAAAAAGTGGCATCCTGACCACCTGCCCACACGACCCATCAGGAGCACTACAGGAGGTGCTTTACCGTTGCGGCAACTTAACCTCTTCAAGACGTGTCCCAAGTGCGGGCAGACATTCCCGGCGACAACGGAATATTTCCACCGTTATGCGAGGACCCACGACGGCCTGCAAGGATGGTGTAAGATTTGTGCGGCAACCGCTGGCCGTATATGGTGTGACACCCACAAAGAACAAATCACAACCTATCGCCGCGTCTACCGTGAAGCCCACAAAGAAGAAGCGGCAACATATCGAGCAACCCACGAGAGGGCAGTCAAGGACCGGATCTGGAGACAGCGAAATCGGGAATACCTTACTGAGTACCGTCGTCAACATCTACGGGCGAATCCGCAACTTCGTCTTAAAGAAACGTTGGCGTGTGCGATAGCGACAAGTCTTCGTGGGCGCAAAGCCGGACGGCATTGGGAAACACTCGTAGGGTATACACTTGCCGTTCTAATGTGTCACCTGGAATTACTATTCCAGCCAGGCATGACCTGGGAGAATTACGGCAAGTGGCATGTGGATCACATACGTCCCATATCGTCTTTTCGATACACGTCTCCCGATGACCCTGACTTTCGGAAGTGTTGGGCACTCAGTAACCTTCAACCTCTTTGGGCACATGACAACCTTTCGAAAGGGACGAAGGTCACCTGAATCTCCAGTGAATAACGTAGTATCCTGACCAGGTAAACCGGCAGGAGCGCGGGTAACACCGTGCTCCTGCCTTTTTGTTTTGGAGGTGTTCCGTGGATAACGTCATCTGGTTCCCGCAACCTGGCCCCCAGACCGCCTTCTGCCAGCGCACGGAGTTCGAGGGGCTGTTCGGCGGCTCAAAAGGGCCTGGCAAAACGGACGCGCTGCTCATGGAGGGTCTGCGGCAGATAAGCAACCCGCGCTACCATGCGGCGATATTTCGCAGGACATACCCCAACCTCCAGGAGATTAAGGACCGCGCCGCCGTGCTCTTCCCTCGCCTGGGCGCTAAGTGGAAGGGCGACGAACACAGGTGGGTGTTCCCCTCCGGCGCGAGGTACGACCTGCGACACTGCCAGGATGAGCAGGCGAAAGTCAATTACCAGGGAGCGGAATTTCACTACCTCGCGTTCGACCAGGTGGAAGAGTTCACCAAGACGATGTATGAGTACCTGGTGATGCAGGTGCGCACCTCAGACCCGACGATACGCACCTACGTGCGGAGTTCGGCCAACCCAGGCGGGATCGGCCACCTGTGGGTGAAAGCGCGCTGGATTGACGGCAAGGAACCTTACAAGTCCTACCGCCAGGAGTTCAAGTTGCCGGACGGCACAGTCGTTCCGATAACATCTTTCTTCATCCCGGCTACCATCTACGACAACCCGATCCTGCTCAAAGCTAACCCGAACTACCTTGCGCAACTGATGAACCTGCCCGACGACCTGCGCCGCGCCATGTTGGAGGGCGACTGGTCTGTGTTCGCGGGGCAGGTGTTCAGCGAGTGGCGCGATGCGACACACATCTGCGCGCCGGTACAGCCGCCTACGGAGTCGCTAAAGTTTATGTCCCTTGACTGGGGATACGCCAAGCCCTACGCGGTGGGCTGGTACTTCCTTGACGCGGATGAGCGCATGGTGAAGTACCGCGAGCTGTACGGCTGCAAGGAACCCGACGTGGGTGTGATGACCGCTCCTGACGACGTTGGGCGCGAGATTCTGCGCTTGGAGAAGGACGACGGGGAGATACGTTACCGCGTCGCCGACCCCTCCCTGTGGGCGAAGACGGGACACGAAGGACCGACAATCGCTGAGAGTTTCGCCAACGTGGGTGTGTACCTCCAGAAGGCCGACAACGACAGGCTGCAAGGTCTGATGGAAGTCCACCGCCGCTTCAAGGTGTGGCCCGACGGTAGGCCCGGACTGGTGATATGCCGCAACTGCGTCCACACCATACGCACCGTGCCAGCCCTGCCCTACGACCCTGCGAGGGTCGAGGACGTGAACACCGAGGCCGAGGACCACGCGTACGACGAGACGCGTTACGCCTGCATGTCGCGTCCCCTGCCCGGCGGCGACGGGTTCCTGCCGGGCGCAGAGAAGCGCAAGAAGCGCGACTTCGACAAGGACGATGAAGACGATGAGGACGCGCCTGCGCGGAGGAGGTTCTTCCAGTGAGCGAGTGGTGGAGCGTGCTGCCCGTCTTGTGCCTCGCGTTCGGCTTCGCCGCAGGGTGGGTGCTGCGCGGCAGGACACCGCGAGCGTATGCGCCGCCTGTTGAGGTCGAGGAGGACGAGGACAAGAAGAAGCCGAGCGAGACCGTGAACCGTGGTTTCTTCACGTAAGGAGTGATCCGAGTGCGTTTATTCGGTCTGACCATCACGAAAGAGAAGCTTGGCGACCGCGACGAGCCTTTGGATGAAGCCGTGGGCGACGAGGCTACGGCTAACCCCAACACGCCCGAGCAGAACGAAGCTGTGCAGAAGGTCAAGGAGTGGTTCACCGGCGACGAGAACGCCAAAGATTTCTACGTCCAGGAAATGAAAGAGATGTACAAACTCTACATCGGCGACCATTGGGACTTGCTTGTGAACGACGAGCAGTTGCGTTCCTGCGAGAACCAGAAGACGCGCCCCAACTGCGTGGAGAACATCACTTTCGCCTTCATCGAGTCCATCGTGAGCGAGTTCGCCAAGCCCGTCGAGCACACCTTCGAGCCTACCGAGGAGGGCGACGAGCAGAACGCCATCGCTCTGGGCGAGCTGGTGGGCTTCGTCAAGGAGAAGAACCGCTTCAACCAAGAGCAGCGCCGTTTCCTGTGGTATCTCTTCACCTACGGCACGGGGATCCTGTTCTCTCCCTGGGACCCCGACTGGCGCGGCGGCAAAGGCCCCAACAAGTGGGAGGGCGACATCCGCGTGATGGCGCTTCACCCCAACACCGTCACGCCCGACGCGCGCGCACGCGTGAGCGTGCAGGAGTGCCGCAGGGTGCACCGCAACTGGTGGCAGACTCTTGAGTCCGTCGAAGAGGATTTCGAGCGCGGTTCCTACGTCCACGAACAGATGATGGACGACGACGCGCTCATCGGCGACGAGGACGACTCAGCCGAGCGCAGGGCGGAGCAGGCGCGCATCATCGAGACGTGGTATGTGGGCAAGCCTCTGCTCCTCGAAGGCGACGAGAAAGACGAGGGCGAAGGGCTGCACGTCATATGGTGGTCGGAGGACGGAGTGTACCTGAAGCACACCAACTACATCTACGGCGACCCCGGAGAACCGCAGAGGATACCTTTCATCTTCTGCCAGAGGTATCCGCGCGAGAATTCGCTGTGGGGATTCGGCGAGTGCTACCAGCTCAAGAACCCGCAGATCATGAAGAACAAGACCGCCGAGGTCATCATCGAGGGGATCATGCATCAGTCCTTCGGACAGACGTTCTACACGCCCACCGCCTTTGGTAGCGAGAAGCAGAAGGCCATCATCAAGGAATACGGCACCATGCCGGGGATGTATTTCGAGGTTCAGAATCTCGACGCCATGAAGCGCATCTACGGTCAGGGCGTACCCGCGCAGGTGTTCCAGCAGGACGAACGCCTCACGGCGGTCATGGAAGCTATCGTGGCGCGTCCCGACATCTCGCAAGGCAGGCTTGAGGGCGGCGTTACCGCTGCCTCCGCCATTCAACAGTTGATGAACCGCGCGAACGCGCGCCTGACCGCTATCGGTGAGGCTATCGGCGCGACCTACGAGGACTTGGGCAAGGAGATAGAGGACCGCATCGTGCAGTTCTACAGCGAGACGCGGCGCTACCGCATACGCGGCAAGGGTGATCAGCTCCAGTTGGGTGCGCCCCCCAACGAGCAGGTTAGCAAATTCCAGTTCGGCCAGTTCCGCAACGACCAGTTGAAGAAAGTCCACATCATGGCGACGGGACAGACCGTGCCGCTCGACCAGTTCAATCCCGAGATGCTGACGCGTTTCGGCGAGGGTGGCGAGGCCGTGCCTCCCGTGGAGGGCGAGGACTACGAAGTCTACTCCCCGGACTTCGACTCGAAGGTCAAGGTGTCGGCCGAACTTCCGGGAGATAAAGCCTTCTTCATGACGCTCGCCAAGGAGCTTATGGAGATGCAGGTCACTGGCCCCGAAACGCTCTTGTACGTGATTGAACACGGTACCTTTCCGCCAATCGAGCAACTGCGCCAACAGGTCATCGCGGCGCAGCAGGCGGCTATGGCGCAGCCTCCGCCTCCACAGGTGGTGATGTGATGCCTATTAAGTCCAAGGCGCAGATGCGCAAGTTGGCGGTACTGGAGAAGCAAGGCAAGGTGCCTGAAGGCACGCTGCACAGGTGGGCGGAGGAAACGCCAAACATGAAGTCCCTGCCTGAACGCAAGGGAGGTGGCAAGCGGCGTGGCAAAGGCAAAAAAGCAGCCAAAGCGCGAAAAGGCAAAAAGACTTGAGAAGCTGCCGCGCACCATAGCGGCTAAAGGTCAGGCGTGGGACGCGCAAGCGGTAGCGGCTGCGGCGGGTAGAAAGAGGCACGGCAAGAAGAAGATGGCTAAGAAAGCCGCAGCCGGACGCAAGCGCAAGAAAGGTTAGCGCGACTCACAACTTCATACGCAGAACCCGCCTTATCGCGGTAGGCGGGTTCTTTGTTTTGCCGCGACGTTCACGGCGGCGACACAGCCGGTTCCCCAACACATGCGCGACGGCGCTAAAACGGAGGTTTCAGAATGCCCGAAAAGACAGCCCAGGCACTAGCAGCCGAACTGGCGGCTGACGACGAGGAAGTTTCCCCCGAAGAGCGAGAGGCTATCGAGAAGAGTCTCACACCCGACAAACCCGAAGAAGAGAAAGCCGAGAAGTCTGCGGAGAAGAAGCCGGAAGTCGAGGAAGCGGAGGACGAGGAAGAGGACGAAGAAGAAGTTGAGGAAGAGGCAGGGGCAGGCGAGGCGCACGGCGGCCAGGAGTCACCCAAACAGCCGGGTAAGTTAGCCATCCCCCCCGAACTTCAGCCCGAGATAGACCGCATCGTGCGCGAGCGTCTTACGCGTGACCGCAAGGCGCAGCACGTCGCGGAGCTGGAATCCCTATACGGACAGCCCATCGAAGTCATCCTCCCGCAGATAAAGGCGCAGCAGAAAGCGCAGTTCGAGGCGCAAGTCAAACAGTACGCGGAAGCCAACGGACTCACTGACGAACTTGCGCGCGACCTTCTTGAGACCAAGACCGAGCTGCACAATATCCGCTACCAAAGCCAGCAGTCGCAGCGACAAGCTGCCATAGCCAAGCAGAAGGCCGAACTCCGCGCCGAGCCGTTCTTCAAGGAACTGGAATCGGACGTGGACGACCTGGTAGCGGGCGACCCCAACCTCGATTTTCGCACAGCGTTCATCTACCTTCGCGGCGAGCGTGTGCCGCAACTGCTCAAGCAGAAGGAAACGGCGACCGAGCAGCGCGTCATCGGCGACGTGCGCAAGCGCGCAAAGACGAAGGTGGCTTCACAGACCACATCGGGCGAGACCACGGCTGGCCTCTCGGAGAGCAATCGGAGATGGGCGAAGATTTTCGGCATCCCCGAAAGCGAGTTGGCAAAGCGAGTCAAAGGAGGTAAGTAAGTTGGCGTATTTCCAGTGGACTAGGAACCTGTCCGGCAGCAACGTGCCGCTGGTACAGGACTTCCCCATAGCGACGGCAACGGCTATCGAGTACGGCGAGGTCGTGCGCCTCGTGAACAGCAAGATTGCGGCTGTCGGCACACCCGCTACGTTCAACGAAGCGGTATGCGGTGTTGCGGCCGAACCCCACGACGGCGCTACGGCGGGCAGGCAGAAGGGCTTGCTCATCAAGGTCGTGTGCAACCCCGACGCGGTGTTCAAGGTCAAACCTACGCACTACTTGACGGCGACGGGCGGCAGCACCACCACGTTCGTTGACTCGAACCTCGGTCCCAACATCAACGACATCTTCAAGGGCGGCTACATCAAGGTACGCACCTGCGCGGCAGGCGTTCCCGTTGGAACTCTCCTGCGCATCACAGGCTCCACGGGCGCGACAGGCACCCTCACGGTTGCGACTCAGGCGTACACGTTCGCATCGGGCGACACCGCGTACCTCTACCCGCCTCTCGACATCGTGGGCCAGACGGCGTACGACTTGGACTCCGATGGTCACGACATCGACTTCGAGAGCGGCGGCGGCGCAGGACTCATGGTAGTCAACGCGGACCCCGACGCGCAGATAGTCGAAGTCATCCTCCGGCAGCACCAGTTCGCTCCCCAGGCAGTCATCTAGGACCCCATTTTTGACGGAAGGAGTGTGACATTCTGTGCCTATTTCTACGGCCAACTTCGCGGAACTGGAAGGCGTCATCAGGACCATCTACGACCTCGACCTGAAGGCCAAGCCCGACTATGTGCGGAAGATGTTCAACGTTGAGACTTCCTCGCGTGGAGTGGAGAAGCACTTCGGCATCGGCAACATGGGTTTGATGCAGAAGTGGACGGGTACGGTCAACTATGACACCTTCGGCAAGCGGTGGGAGCAGACCTACCGACACGAGAAGTACAGCAACGGTCTCACCATCGAGCGTGAGATCCTGGACGACAAGGAATACTCGGAGATCAAGAGGCGCACGAAGCTGCTTGCTCATTCGGTTTGGGTGACCAAGCAGACCCACGGCGCGTCTGTCTTGAACAACTCGTTCGACGTGACGTATCCGGGTGCTGACGCGGTAGCCCTGTGCTCCTCGACGCACCCGCTGAGTCCGACGGACTCGACTGCGCAGGTCAATACCGGCACCAGCGAGCTTGAGATAGACGTGGTGCTCGACACCAGGCGCAAGATGATGAAGTTCACGGACGACAGGGGCAACATGCTCGGCGTCAACCCGCGACTCATCATCGTGCCGACTGACCTCATGGACGAGGCGAAAGAAATCTGCCAGACGGACAGGAAGCCCGACCAGGCGGATTGGAACAAGAACCCGCTCTACGGCGAGATGGACTACATCGTCAACCCGTTCTTGACCGACTCGAAAGCCTGGTGGCTCGTTGACCCGGATCTGATGAAGATCTGGCTCACTTGGTACAACAGGCGCGAGCCGAAGATCGAGTACGAGAACACCTTCGACACGGAGCAGGGCAAGTACAAGTGCGTCGGGCGCTGGTCCTACAAGTGGGACGAGTGGATGTGGTGCTTCGGCCACAATCCTACGTAGTCAGGCGGCTTTAGCGCGGCGACGTGCCTTCTCAGCCAGAAGGTAGGGGACGCTTATCTGACCCCAGGTAGGCGTCCTCTGCGTTGCCGCGCATTCGTGAAAGGGGTATCGAAGTGAGCAAACGACATCGGCACTATCCCGTAGGGGCGACGTCTTTCGGAGAGTCCGGCGGTTCGAAGGGCATGGACTTGACCGTCTACTCCGACACGAACGCCCACTACTTGGGTTTCGACGCTTCGACTGACGTTCTGACGTTCATCGGCACCACGTTCGCGCTCACGGCGGCATTCAACATCGTGGGCGCTGTGGGCATCACCGGCGCTCTCTCGTGTTCGGGCGACTTCACCGTTCACACGGATGATTTTGTGGTGGACGTTGACGGCAACATCACAATGGCTCCCACTGGCGGGACGGCGGCGGTCACCGGGATTCTCACCGTCACCTCAGACTTCAAGGTCAACACCGATGACTTTGTGGTCGATGCCGACGGAGACATTACGATGGCCCCTACCGGGGGCGACGTTGATATCACAGGAACTCTCTCCGCGTCGGGCAACTTCGACGTGAACAGCACGAAGTTCGTCGTCACGGCTGCGACCGGCGACCTCTCTTCGTACAACCAGGAGGCTGACGCGACCGGCGTCACCTGGACGGCGAAGAAGTCTCGCGCTGCGGCTGCGGCGTGCGTGGATAACGACGTGGCGCTAACCATCGTCGCGCAGGGCATGAATGACAACGCGACTCCCGCGCTGCACGACTTGGCGAGTATCGACTTCGTGATGACCGACAGCGGCGATGCTTCGGAGGATGGCAAACTCTCCTTCAAGACGGTTGTGGCAGGCGTCGCGCTCGCCGAGAAACTGTCCATCGCCGACGTGATCACCGCTTCGGCGGGGATCAACGTGGGTGTGGACGACACCGGCTACGACGTGAAGTTCTTCGGCGCGACCACAGGCAAGTACATGCTGTGGGGACAGGCGGACGACAAGTTGAGCGTCCTCGGCAACGTGGACATCTTCCCGTTCCGCACGGCAGGCGACTACGCCTACGGACTGACGGTAGACGGTGCTGAGCTGTTCTTCACCGGCGGCGCAGGCACCAAGTCGAACCTCGTTGACATCCAGGGCGAGCGACCCGTGGGCACGACTCCCACGGGCGACTCCTACGACGCAGTTCTCAAGATAGCAGGCACCAACTACACCGATTCCGCAGCGTACATCATGCGTGGCCTGAACGGCAAGGTGTCCAACGGATCCGGCGGATCGTTGGCGCTCATCGAGCACAACCTCTCCGCTAACAACAAGAGCGGCGGCACGGCTTTGACGGTGAGGGCCATGACGCTCACGGCAGAGAACTATGGCACGTGCGCGACGGAATTCGGCGGGTTGGACATCGTCTTGAAGAACGAAGCGGCGGTAGCCACCACGGAGTACGGTCTGAGGATTCGCAACGCGAACAACTCCATCGCTGACGCGGTTGCGGCTGCTGTGCTGGTGTCCGACAGCGGTGCCAACACTGGTTGGGACTACGTCCTGGACGACAACGGCGCTTCGGTGGTCGTGGCCGACGCGAGGCTCCACAACGCTGCGACTCTCAACAACAGCGCGGCTGGCTCAATCGACGTGGCGCTCGGCACTCTGGCGGGGGCTACGGCTGACGACGGCCTCGCGATCACCGTCACCGACTCGACCACGTTCGCGAGCGGCTTCGCGAACATGCTGCACCTCATCGGCACCAACAGCGGCAACAAGACGGGCGGCACGGCAGTCTCGCAGTGGAACGGCATCGCGGCTGACCTCACGGTGGGCGCGACAGGCAACGTCAACGGCGGCTACATCTACCTCGGACTGAGCGGCACACCCGACCTCTCGGCCTACACGGTGGCGGGCTGGAACGTGGACATTCAGGAACTCGGCGCGACCGACTACCTCGCGGACCTGTGGCTGCAGAAGACGAACACCACAAAGGGCACCTCGGTTGACTCGTTCATCCTGTGCTCGCTACAGGGTGCGGGCGTGGCGAAGAGCGCGCTGCACTTCCAGGGCATCGCCCTCCCCGACAACTTCCTCACCATCCCCGGCGGTCTTCGTGACATGCTCGTCACAGGCACCCCGACGGGTTCCACCAAGGCGTACCTCAAGGTGGACCTGAACGGCGTGGCCTACGGCATCGAGGTCAACAGCGTGGCGTAACTCAAACGGGAGGCTCTTTCGGGGGCCTCCCTCCTCTTCCCCGCAAACAAAAGGAGGATGACCCAAAGATGGTATTCAAGCTCGGCGAGTTGGAAGCGGTAGTGAACGCACTGCAAGGCATACTCAACCAGCGCCTGCCCGTGAAAGCGGCTTACTGGCTCGGCAAGTTCTTGAAGAAGGCGCAGGGCGAACTCGCGGACTTCCAAGAGGCGCGTATGCGCGTGTTGGAGCTGTATTGCCGCAAGGACGAGAAGGGCGCAAAAGTGATGCTCGTCGCTGGCGAGAAGGGCGCGTGGGTGGAAGCTCCGCAGGGGTATCGCGGGGCGTTCCGCTACGACTTCGCGCACCTCATCCCAGAGGAAGCCGCTGCGTTCAACAAGGAGATCGCTGACCTCAACGGCACTGAGGTGACGTTCGACGGGTTCAAGCCGCTCACACTCGCGCAGTTGGGTGACAAGTTGGAGGCGACCGCTGCGGAGATGTCCGTGCTCGGTAGTCTCATCGTGGAGGAGTCAGAAGGGAGCTAGGCACATGGAGATCGTCAGGGTATACGGCGCGAACGACACATGGACGGCCACGGGCACTTCGGATGCGAACACCGCCAAGACCATCACCAAAGCGGCGGCGGCTGGCTATAAGCACGTCGTCACCTCGTTCGAGGTGGTCATACGCGGGGCTGCGGCGGGTGCTGACATCAGCGTCGCGCTGAAGGACGGTTCCACCGTCAAGTGGCAGACCTACTTGGGCGTGGGTGCAGTTCGCGGTGAGCGCACAGGCATGGTCTTCGCACACGGCATTGAGATGAGCACGAATAGCGCGGTTACCCTCGTCGTGGGCGCGGGCGGCGCGTCCGTCATTACCGAGTTGAGCATGGCTGGCAGGACTGAGCTGGTGTAGCCATGATCAACTTCGGACTCATCCAAAGGAGGCGCGGCACGCGACACCCCGCGCACGGCACCGACGATGCTGTGTTCACCCGCGCCACCACAGCCTACAAGCAGGACGGCAGCAGCGTGGCATCGGGCGCACCGCGTTACGAGACTGCGGCTACGGGTTTTTCTCAGGCGATCACCATCGAGAAAGGCGCGACCAACCTCCTTATCTACAGTGACCCTACCGCTCTCGCTCAGATCGTCACGCAAGACCAAGTTTCCATCGCTGCGGCAGCAGCCGTGGGCGCGGCATTTGCTGGAGGCGTGGTGTTCGGCGACAATAGCGTCCTGCGCTACGCTTACATCACCGCCGCGCTTGCGGCGACCACGGCTTACTTCGTGAGCGCGTTCGTCAAGATGGACGATGGCGGGGTTCCGTCGGTGAGCGCCACAGGGACTTCAGGCGACTTCTGCCTCGCGGTCGGTGGGGTTGTGGCGACCGAAGCACTTACTGTAACGGCGTTGGGCGGCGGTCTGTACCGCTGCTCGGGGAAGTCTACGACTGGCGCAGCTCCTCAACAGAGAGCGGGTGCCCTGAAGTACACAACGCAGTCAAACCGGGCCTTCAAGGTCAGCGGCTTCCAGGTGGAGACCACATACCGCACCAGTTACATTGCCACGGCGGGCGCATCGGCCACCCGCAACGCCGAAACGCTCACCATGCTCAAGGCTGGCAAGTTGCAGGACTCGCACGGTACGGTGGAGTGTCGCGTGAAACCCCTGCGGAGTTACGGCACTAACCACCAATACATCTTCGACGGCGGCGGCGCGCTCAACGCGAACCTTCAGGCGTACATCTCGTCCGCGACGGGCAAGCCCGCGCTGGTCTACGGGACCGGCAGCGCCGAAGTCACCATCACGTCAAGCGGTTCCGCGCTCGTGAGCGGCACACACTACGGCATCGGCTGGGGGTGGTCTGCGGACAGCGGCATGGAGCTGCTGGTTAACGGCGTGTCTGTTGGAGCAAACGCGGCGGCACCCGGTTTCGTCCTCGCTGACACGATGTACAAGGGCTGCAAGGCTGACGGGAGTTCCCAGTTCGACGGACTGCTGTACGACCTCTGCACTTCGTTCCTGCGGCGACCCACGACTGAGATAAAGGCCCGCTACGACACAGGCGCGCCCCTCGTGGTGGACGGAGACACAGGGGCGATTTACCCGTTCAACGAGAGCCTTGCGGTCAAGGCGGTATAGGAGGCGACCCCCATGTCATTCACAGTGGCTGACGTCCAGACCCGCGCCAACGCCCTGTGCGGCGAAACCATCATAGACGTTGACGCTATCGCCTGGTGTTGGGACGCGGTATTCCGCATGGACTCTCGCCTGTGGCCCGAAAAGACGCAGGCTTACGCGACGGCGGTAGCGGACACCTTCTACGCCCTGCCAGCGGACTTCCTTCACACAGTCTTGGTGCAGAACGACACGCCGGAGGACTACACCGACTACACGATCCGCAGCGGTCAAATCAAGTTCACCGACGCGGACACGTACACGCTCTACTATCGCGCCACACCCGCGAAGTACACCGCAGTGACGGGCGCGAGCGGCACCATCTCCATGCAGGACATATTCCAGGAGCCTATGGCCAAGTACCTCTGCTCGCGCTTCTACTCGCAGGACGACGACACGAACCCCTCCGCCGCAAGGTGGATGGGTGAATTCCTCTCCGACATGAACCGCATCACGTCGCTCATGGAACTCGACAACAGCGCGCTTCTCGTCAAGGAGGTCTGGTAATGTGGCGCTACCCATCAAGACTTACCAGGACTTCCGGGGCGGCTGGAACACCGACACCGCGCCTGACAACCTCCTCGACTCGGAACTCACGGTAGCGGACAACGTAGACCTTATGGAGCGCGGCGGTTTGTCGTCCAGACTCGGCACCGCGCCTCTGATGCACACAGGCACCTGCCCCTCGCAGGCGGGAGTCACTTCGACGCAGATAAAGCTCGCCTCGACCGCCTCTGCGGTGAACACTTACTACGTGGGCTGGTACGTGTCCATCGTCTCGGGGACTGGCCTGGGCCAGAAGCGCACCGTGAGCGGCTACACTGGCGCGACACGCCTTGCGACCGTCACCGTGGCGTGGGTCACGCAGCCCGACTCCACCTCTGTCTACGAGGCGGTGCTGGACTACGGCGCGCAGGTTGAACGCCTCATTGAGTGGCCGCGCACGTCGGGCACTCGCACGCTGCTGGCGGTGATGACCGACACAGGCCCAGTCTACAACCTCTACGCGATAAGCGACGACGGGACGCGCACGCTTGTGCAGGCGCTCTACAGCCTGCACTTCGGATGCTTCTGGCACGGCGACAAGTTCTACTTCACCGACGGCGCACAGTACCGCTACTACGACGGCACCACGACACATCTTGTGCAACTGGCGACACCGGGCGCAGCACCCACCATAGGCCACACCCCTGCGGCGACCTCGCTTCTCGGCGGCACGTACAAGTGCAAGGTGGTCTTCTACAACGCTCTGGGCGTGGAGTCCGTCGCGTCTGCGGAAGCGTCGCACGCAGTCAACGCAGGCGACCAGATAGACTGGTCGGCAATCCCGGTTTCGGCTGACGCTGACTGTACGGGCAGGAAGCTCTACCGCACTATCGAGGATGGCAGCATCTTCAAACTCGTCACCACCATAGCGAACAACACCGCCACGACGTACACGGACGCGGTGGCCAACGCAGACCTGGGCGCGCTCTTCGTGACTGACAACGACCTCGCGCCGATACGCAGGTGCGGCCTGTTCCAGTTCCACCCCGACAGCCAGGGATATTCGCCACATTGGACGCGACCTATCCCACATACCTTTACTTCTCGGAAGCGGGACAGCCGGGGTACTTCAAGAGCACGTCCTACCTGCAACCGACGACGGGCGACGGCCCTGTCTACGGCCTTTCGGTGTTCGGCGAGTCAACCATAGCCTTCTACCAGTCCAGCGTGTGGGAGTGGGACGGCCTCGACCCCGCCACCGCCGAGTGGAAGAAGATACCCGTGGGCGAAGGCACGGTGGCCCCTCTGTCCGTCGTGCTGACTCCCTCGACTCTCACCTTTCTGGGCGCGGCGGGACTGTTCGCGTTGACCCCTGGGCTGCTCGATCTGAACGTGGTTCTCCAGCCCGACGCGCAACTAGTGCCGAACCTCGCGGAGAACAAGGTATCCGCAACCATACGCGCCATGACGCATCAGGCGACAGCCTGCGGCGTGTGGGACAAATACCACGAGCGTTACCTTCTTGCATACGGAGACACAGGCACACGCAACAACCGCATCCTCGTTCTCGACTGGAGCCTGCACGCCTTCGCGCGCATAACGGGCTTGGCGGTGAACGACTTCTGCCTCCGCTCCAGCGGCGACCTCCTGTGCGCCTGTCAGAACTACATCGTGAAGATGGGTGTGGGCGCGAAGGACTGGGACGTGGCGAACGACGTGTACAAGGCAATCGCCTTCTCCGCGACCACTAAGCCGTGGGACTTGGGATACCCGCAGTACGAGAAGAAGCTCAACAAGGTTTACCTCAACGCGAAACAGGCCAGCACCTACCCCAGCCACGTTGATGTGGAAGTGAAGGCTGACCGCGTTTCGCAACTGTGGATCGACATTGACCTCGACATGTCGTTCGTCTGGGGCGGCTTGTGGGGCGGCATATGGGGCGGCGTAGACCTGGTGACGCGGGAGATGCGTTGCCGCCTGAAAGGTTTGCGGTTCGCCGTGGACTTCGACAACGACACGGTTGGCGAGGCGGTCACTCTCTACGGTTTCGCTTTCGAGTACAAGACTCTTCACCCCGAAGGAGTTGTGGTCTGATGGCTACGCCAACACCAGTTTTTTCCGCGACGAGCGGCGATAGTACCGCAACCGCTCCCCATCGTCCCGAAGATATAACCTACGACATCCTGAACGCCCTGATGATGTTCGACCCTACGGCGACCCTCGCCGACGGCGTGACCCTGGGTGGCATAGGCACCGACAACCTCAAGGACGGCGAAGTCACGGCGGCGAAGTGCGCTCCTGATGTGGCTACGCAGGCTGAACTCGACGCCCATACCGCGCTTACCGCAGCCGTGCATGGAGCTGTGGCTACGGCTACGGCCAGCAAGATCCTTATCCGCGACGCTGCCGGTAGGGGCAAGGTAGTGGCTCCCGCCGCCGAGGACGACATAGCCCTGAAAAGCAATGTGACCACCGCTGAAGGCGCTCTCACGGCGCATGCTGCCCTGACCGCAGCCGTACACGGCGCTGTTTCGGCAAACACGGCTTCCAAGGTAGTCATTCGCGACGCATCGGCGCGGGCGCAGTTCGCTGACCCCAGCGCGGCGCAGGACGCGGCGACAAAGAACTACGTCGATACCCACACGGCCCTGACGACGGCGCACGGTGCTGTATCCACGGCGACCGCCTCAAAGATGGTCGTCAGGGATGCGAGCGGCAGGGCTGCCTTCGCCGACCCCGCCGCAGACCAGGATGCGGCCACGAAGAAGTACGTCACCGACACCTTCATGGGACTGGCTGGCGGGACGTTCACGGGCAAGGCATACGCGCAGGCCAACACCGACTACACCACAGGGCAGGTCCGCAACATCTTCCTTTCGACGGGCGACCCTGCGGGCGGCGGCAACGGCGATGTCTGGCTCAAGTACTCGGTATAGCGGGGTGAGGACATGGCAAGCGTGACGAAGGCTCCCGGAACTGCAGCGGACGATGCTGCCATTGGTACGCAAGCATGGGCAAACGTCGATAACATCAAGGTGAACGACTCTAACTATGCCATAGCGACAGCTCCCACTGGCCCAGTAAAATACTCTCACTACCTCAAAGCTACAAACTTTGGATTCAATATACCATCCGACGCGACAATTACGGGAGTGGAAGTCCTTCTCAGGAAGTTCAGCAATTTGGGCTCATTTGTCTATGACGAGAATATCCGTCTTATAGTCGGTGGAACTATAAAGCCCACTAACAAAGCGGACACAGTTGGCCCTTGGGAGATTGCTGAACTTGACGGAACCTACTACGGCGGAGAAAGTGACCTTTGGAACGAGTCCTTAACACCTTCGGACATCAACAATAGTGGGTTCGGTTTTGCGGTATCCGCTGATATGGGCGACTCTTATGGCAATGGCTCTGAAGCATTAGTTTACTACGTAGCCATCACCGTCTACTACACCGAAGCCCCACCCAGCATCAATGCCTATGTCAACGTGGGCGGGGTATGGAAGCAGCTCGGCGCGATCGGTGACCACAAAGTGAACGTTGGGGGCGTGTGGAAGCCTCTCGCGGCTATCTACGTCAACATCGGGGGAGTCTGGAAATCAGTGTCCTGACGATGCCTATTGCATTCCGTGCCGCCAGGGATGAATATGCACTTGGGACGTGCGACGCCAAGGGAGTCGGTGGACATGCCAGAAGAGTGGCGGCGGGAGTGGAAGGAACTCCGCCGCATCTTGGGCGAGGTCGCGCCGGGGCAGAAGGCGATCATAATCGGCCTGACTATCCTGGGTATCCTGGGTATCGCGGTCAAGGTTTCGGGTCGCGGGTAGACGGGGTGTTTAGGAAGGGATGGCGATGATGAGAAAACTTAAGATCGCGTCGGTTCTCGTCTGCGCGGTCGCGGTGTTTTTCGCGGGTCGCGTTTCGGCTGGCGAACTGGCGATAACTCTGTATGTCAACAATCGCCGCGTGACAACCGATGTGCCGCTCGTGGAGCAGGACGGCAGAGTCATGGTCCCGATCCGCTCCGTCGCGGAAGCTCTGGGTGGCTCGGTTGAATGGGACGGAGAGAAGCGCGAAGTCCGAATCTACGGCGCACAGTTCGGAGTTGCGCTAACCCCTCTGCATCCGTCACCCAAACCGGGGGAATTGACCGCCCTGGAACAGTTGGCCATAGACTCCATCAATGCTGAGCGCGTCAAGGCGGGGCTGGACCGTTTCGCCGTTGACATGCGGCTCGTGACCCTGGCGCGGATAAAGGCTCAGGACATGGTCGATAACGACTATCGGGCGCATAAGTCCCCTACCCTGGGCTGGTCCTATGAGATGTTGGCGCAGGCGGGACTCTTTGGATTCAGCGGCGAGAACATAGCTTGGTTTCCGACCGTGGAGAAGGCGCACGCGTTCCTGATAAACAGTGAACCGCACAAAGCAAACATTCTGAGCACGGAGTTTGAGCGCGTCGGCGTGGGCGTCATCCAGGGCGGTCCCTTTGGGCTGACAATCTGCCAGCTATTCATCGGCGCAAACAAGTAACGAGCAGTTTCTAGTCCGTAGAATCAGGCCCCGCGTCAATGGCGCGGGGTTTCTGTTTGGAAGGAGTGATTGTCATGGCTCAGGCGAGTCTAGGCTCCAGCAGTTCTTCGCAGGGGCTTCTTTATCAGGGCGCGAAGGGCGCGGAGGTTCGCAAGCTGCAGGAACAGCTCAAGGCGGCGGGTTTCGACCCCGGCCCGATTGACGCTGACTTTGGCCCCAAGACCGCTGCTGCGCTACAAGCGTTTCAGAAAGGCAGGGGTTTGGAGGCTGACGCGATACTCGGCCCTCTCACCCGCAACGCCTTGTCGCCAGCCCCTTCTTCGCCTACGCCTTCCGCAACCACCGGCGCGGTGACTACACCTTTGACAGTCAAAGAAGACCCGGCACTTCGCTACAAGACCGGCCCGGTTGCGCCTGTGGCTGTTGCGGCACCCAAGCCAGTGACGGTCATGGAAGATCCAGCTCTTCGTTACAAGACGGGTCCAGTGGCCCCGGAGGCGACTGTGCCTAGACCAGTGACAGTCAAGGAGGATTCGGCTCTCCGATACAAAACGGGTCCAGTCGCGCCATCGGCTGTTGCGACTCCCAAGCCAGTGACGGTTGCGCAAGACCCGGCACTTCGCTACAAGACCGGCCCGGTTGCGCCTGCGGCGGCGGTCGCGCCTCCTGTTGTCGCGCCACAACCTGCGGTTGCTCCCGTTGTACCGCAGACCGTGACGCCTACGCCCACACCCGTGCCAGTCGCACCAACAGTCACTCCCGCACCTGTCACTCCTGGGCCTGTCACACCCGCACCCGTTGCCACGCCCCCTCCTGTTGTCGCGCCAGCACCTGCCCTGCCTGCTCCCGTGGGGCAGGACTCAAACATAGCGGGACTGCTCAACCTGCCCCCAGGCACGCAGTACGCAACACCGGCGGTAACAACGCCCAATATTGCGACCCCGAGATTCACCGCTCCCGGCGCGACCCCGCAGGCTCCGCAGCAGCAGGTGACTCCCGAGAGGCAGGCTCTCTTGGCGCAGCTCAACAGGCTTCAGGAGATGAACACTCCGCAGGCGGCATATTCCCCGTTCAACTATCAAGCCGCGCCCGCCTTGACCTACGAGGAAGCGCAACGCAGGGCGGCGGGGCAGCTCAACCCGCAGTATCAGGAGGCGTTGTCAGACCGCATGGCGGGGCTGTCCACGCAGATGCGGCAGACCGGGATGTACGGTCAGGCTCCTACGATCCCGCTCTCACAGGAAGCGGCGGCGCGCATCGAAGCGGCGCGCATGGGCGCGGTAGGTGCGCAAGCCAACACTCTCATGTCTCAGGCGTCGCAGGAAGCTCTCCAGAGGCACCAGCTCGCCCAGTCACAGTGGGGACAGGAAGCGGGACTCTCGCTGCAAGCGCAGGGCATGAACCGCGACGAGGCGCAGCGCAACGTAGCTAACATCTTGGCTGTGGCTTCGGCGGTTGACCAGCAGAAGGCGCAGGAAGCGGGACTGACAGGCTACTACGGCGGCGCTCCCACCATGCAGCGCGCAGGCATGGAAGCTGAGATGACGGGTTACTACGGAGGCTCCCCCACATGGGCGAGGCAGGCGCAGCAAGCTCAGTTGGCTCTCAGCGCGCAACAGGCGCAGGCGCAAGCGCAGGCGCAATCTCAGCAGCAGGCATGGACTCAGCAGGTGCAGCAGGCGGGACTCACCGGAGTCTACGGCGGCGCGCCAACTCTGGAAGCGCGTCAAGCGCAGGCGGCGGCGGCGCAGGCAGACCTCACGGCGCAGCAGAGAGCGCAGGAATTCGGATGGCAAAGGCAGGCGCAGGAAGCGGGACTCACGGGGAGTTACGCGGGCGCGCCCACGCTGGCGGCTAGACAGTACGACACGGAAGCGCAGCAGGCACAGGCGGCACAGGACTGGCAGAGGCAGTACCAGGGCGGTTCGCTCGCGCAGCAGCAGAGGGAACTCGACTGGCAGAAGCAGTACCAGCAGGGACAGTTGGACATCGAGCGCGGGCAGGCGGCGGCCAAACCCACGAACGATGTCAACATGCGGGAGACCGCGCTGCAAATGGCGCAGAAAGACCCAGGTTGGCAGTACGACTCGCAAGGCAACGCCACGACAAACGTCCAGAAGCAGGCGATTCTCGACTTCTACATGTCGCAGTTGCAGGGACAGACGGCGGCGGCAACACCCGTTGACAATTCCATCGACTGGGCGAAGCAGGGGGGTTACTCGAAATGAGAACGTTGGAGCAGGGCGGGGTTACTCCACTAAGTGATGCAACACGCCTGCGAAGCCTGCTCGACGCTGGCACCCTCACGCCTGATCGCCTGAGCGACAAGGGCAAGGCGCTCCTTTTGAACGACGACATTCAGACAGGCAAACGTACTCTGGACGGGCTGACCATTAAGGGCCTGAACCTGCTGTCCAAGTATGGCTACATTCCCCCGAAGATGGCGGGGCGTCCGTTACCTACAGGCACCGAACCCGAGTGGACGAAGCAGCTCGCCCAGAGGATGGTGGAGTCACCCTTCTTCGCGCTGGCGATTAAGGGAGCGGAGGCTACCGGACTCGTACCCAAAGTACAACCCGTCACCACCAAAGCACCCGAAACAACGGGCGAGAAGGTAGCGGCCGGTGCGGGGCGACTCCTCGGGAACGTCGTGAGCTACGGCGTGGCGCGAGGGGTGGCGGCTCCGGTAGTTAGCGCTCTGGCCCCGACGATAGCGGCAAAGGTCGGCACGTTGGCCCCCGTCGTCCGCCCTGCCCTGGAAACGGGGCTGGCCTACGGCACAATGGCGGCGGCTGGTGGTGTGGCGGCGGGAAAGCCTGCGGCGCAAGTCGTCAAGGAATCTCTGATCGCGGGCGGAGCGGGGGCGGCGGGCGGCGCGCTCGGCGGAGTAGTCGGCGGAGTCGCCAAAGGCGCTCTCGGCAGAATAGGCGCTCCCGCAGTCGTAGGGCGAGTCGTCGGCGCGGGTGCGCAGACGGGAACGCTCCTCGGCACGTACGAGACTGCCGAATCCCTCATCAAAGGCGATCCCCTGGAAGTGGTGTTCCGCAAGGGACTTGAAGGTGTGGCCGTTGGTTTCATCCTGGGCGGCGCGACGCAGATCGGGACGGAGGCGGCACAGGCTCTATCGAACGCCGTACAGGGAGGCAGGAACCTAGCTTACTACAGGCAGGTGTTGGGAGTTGGCCCGACCGCGAGCAAAGGCGACGTCAATAAGGCGTTCAGGGTACTCGCCAAGCAGTATCACCCCGACGTGAATCTCTCAGACCCGACGTTGCCCGCGAAGTACGCGGCGATCAACGAGGCCAAGCACGTCCTAGACAACGCGCCGCTGCTCTCTTCCTGGTTGAGCAGAGTGTTACCGCCTGCGGAACGTGTGACGCTCCTGACACAACAGAACATAGGTATGCGCGGACTCCCCGCGAAGGCGGGAGAGGGAGGCGCGGCGGTGGCACCTGTGGCGAAGGCGGCACTACCTAGCCCCGAAATCGCGCCTACAGCCCTACCGCAGACACAGGCCCCCCCTCCGATCGCCGCTCCTAGCGCCTCTCAGCGCGTAACCGCTACGACGCAGGGGAAATTCGCTGGCGCTGGGCCTACGGTGAAAGAACCGTGGCAGATGACACAAGAAGCATTTCTGCAACGTGTTGCAAGTCCCGTCTACCCACAATCCACCAAATCGGATTATGTGGTCTTGTACACGGTTACAACGCCGGAGGCTGCGGAGAAGATCGCAACCGAAGGTCTCAAAACATCCATGGCGACAGGACGGATGGGGCCACGGAATGTCCTGTTTGCCACTGGCAAACCCACGGAATATTCGGCAGAGGGAACTCTTGTCGCTTTCCAGTACCCCAAATACTTCGCGGACGACGCAGGCCCAAGTTGGGCAAAGCAGATTCTGCAAGACGTGCCCCCCAACGACATCCTTGCCATCTATCCAATGTCTTTCGGCGGCGGCGGCCCGGCCCGACTAGATACCATTCTAGCGGATGCTCGGGAATCGGGATATGCAGAGGCAATACACAAATACGCCATCGGCCATGCGATCGAACAAGGCAAACCCGTCCCCGCCTCCGTCCTTGCCGACTACCCCGATCTTGCGGCGAAGGCGCAACCAGCAGCGACGACGCAGGGGAAATTCGCTAAAGGCGACGAGGTTGAGATCAGAATCAAGGATAAGTGGCAGCGCGGGCAGATCCGCGAGGTTGACGCGAAGCCTTACCCCGATTCGGGAGTAGTCTACCCCTACCGTGTCGTAAGTGGCGACACAGAGATCTTCGTGAACGCGGATCGCGTGCGACCAATCAGCGGCACACCCGGTGGGCGCTTCCCTGGCGCTGGCAAGGTGGCGCTGGGCGAGTCAACAGTGGAGGCGATGAGGCCGCAGGTTGCGGCGAAAGAAACCGTAGAATACTCGCCTGCCGTTACTCAAGCATTGAAGGAGTGGGCGACGAATCGCGCCTACGTCGATGGAAACGGCAACTACCATGTGAAGGGCGAAGGCAAACGTAGTGGCCCCATCGCTCCGTGGAACAAGGAAGTCAAACGTGCGTTTGCGACGACAGACGAATTTCACAATGCGGCGCAAGCGTTCAAGGCGCCCGCGACAATCCAGGAAATCACTACGGAACTTCGTGCGAAGAAGGAAGCGCAGGAGTCCATTCCTGAAACCGAGTGGACGGGACGCACACCCGACGTGCTGAAGCAGACAGTCCAGCGCATCGAAGCTGAGCAAGGCGCGCTGCCGAAGGCGGTCAAGGCGAAGTATGGCGAGGAAGGGTTTGTGGGCGAAAAGCAAGTCGCAGGCGTAGCCAACCTGTTCGCGGAGATGCGCGCCAAAAAGGAAGTACGCGTGTCGGACGCCGAAGTCGAAAAGGTGCTGTCTGCCACCAAGTCTGCGCAGACCGTGAAGGCGCAGATAGTCAACTGGTTCCGCAACGCCGGCGCGGCGTTCAAGGACGTGTTCTCCTACGAGTGGCGGCTTGCGGATTACCCGCGCTTCCAGGACCAGATACGCAGATTCCAGGGGGCGCAGCGTGACGCGCAGGTGTCCGCGCTGGAAACCTACCTTGCGATAGTCTCTCCGATGGAAGATCCGACAATGGCGACACTTGGCCCGAAGCGGTTCAAGCTCTTCTCCCGCCTCATCGACCTGCGCGACATGCTTGAGGATGTGCGCGCTGGCAAGAAGATAGCGGGTGCGCTTACCGAACAGCAGCTTGTCGAAGCGGAAGCCGAACTCATGGCGAAAGCAGACCAGACGGTGAAGCAGTCCCTCGCGAACCACGACGCTATCATGAAGGCGGCGTTCCTCGAACTACAGAGGCGCGGCAAAGTGGCGACTGAGCGAGTGGTCGAACCAACAGCCGAGGAAGCGGAGGCTGCAGAGAAGGCGGGCAAGAAGCCCAAGGGCAAACGCGAGAAGATCACGCCCCGCGAGCACTACTACCCGCACAAGGTGCTGGACTACATGCGGGAGATAGACGCGAAGTACCCCGGACTCGGCGCGAAGCTGAAAGCTCCCTATCGCTACTACCTGAAGAAGCGCGGCGGCACTACGCGCCTGTTCGACACGGACTACCTCACGGTGACGATGAACCACCTCACCAAGCTCTACCTCGACAACGCGACTGACGACTTCGCGCTGGAGGTGGCGCGGGACTACGACGCATGGCCGCGCACGTCCGAGGCTTACAGGCAAGCGCACGGCGGGACTCCCGAAGCTGGCAGAATCTATGACGACATCGACGAAGACGGCACACGGTACTTCGGCTGGTCGTATGACGCTTTCCACAGGACGAAGAATCCCATACTCACGGAAATCACGGATCCGATGTTGGTGCAGGCAGACCTTGAAGCCCGTAAGCAGATGCAGAAGTTCCTCTCGCAAGTGCACGTCATACCCGAAGAGATAGCCAACAGGATAGCTCAACTGAAGGCCCCTGCCGTGAAGGCGCACACGCTGAACGCCATACGCGCCATGCAGTGGTTCTGGAAGAACATCGTGCTCGGCCCCTTCGGCGCTGGACTGCCGTTCCAGATAGCCAACTTCGCGGGCGACACGGTGAACCTTCTGCGCGAGGACCCCGCTGCGGTGCTGTTCATCCCGCAGGGATGGAGGGCCGCGAAGGAGTGGCAGAAGGGCAACGTGTCCGAGAAGTTCCTGCACCTCATGGACGTTGCGGAACAGACACGCGTGGTCGAAGCTGGCATGATGCGCGCCGGCGGCTTGCCTTACGACCCCACGTTACGGACGCTGGAACCCATGCGTTACGCGTTGAAGTCGCTGAACCCCTTCGAAGGATACCGCAAACTGTCCGAGCGGCGCGAGCTGTCGGGCAGACTGGCCAAGCTGATGAAGGACTTGGAGCGCATCGGCAAAGGCGAGATGGTTGTCGCCAAGCTCTTCGACGTGAAGAAGCTAGAATCGGCTGGCATGTCCCCTGTGGAGGTAGCGGGAAAGATAGCCCGCGAGTACACGGTTGACTACGGCAAACTCACGCCCGAAGGCAAGGCTGTCGTGCGGGACGTTGCGCTCCCGTTCTCCACGTTCTACGTGCAGAACTTCCAGAACTGGGTTACGTACGTCCAGCGCAATCCGGGCGAAGCTACGCTGAAGTTCCTTGTGCCTCTGGCTGCGTTAGCGGCGTTCAACGCCCTGCGCTTCCCCGAGGAAGAGGACAAACTTCCCCCCTACTATCGCGTGATGCCCCACCTCATCACAGGCTACAAGACACCCGACGGGAAGCCGATCATCGTCGCTTTCCAGACACCCGTAGACCAGGCGGCGAAGATGCTTGGCCTGGAGGTCGTGGGCGACCTCGCTAGACAAGTGCTGAGCGGCAAGAAGAAGCTCGATGACGCGGCGAAGGAACTGGCTGGCAACATGGCGCTGGCGATACCGCGCCAGATGTGGAACTTGGCCAACGTGTTCTTCAAGGCGCCCATCGAAGCCGCCATGAACAAGAACACCTTCACCGGCGCGCCCATCGTTTCGGAGGACATCAAAGACACCCCCGAAGGGACACGCCAACGCTTGAACTACATGCTGCAACAGTGGTTCTCCCCATACGGGCAGTACGTGCGCGCCGCCCGCGACATCGAACCCGAGAAGGCGCTTGGCAAGTGGCTCACCGAAGGCCCCGCAGACATCAAGCGTGCGTTCGGTATCCGCGAGGTTGACCTTGAGCGGGAGCAGATAAGCCGCTTCTATGACGAGCTGGATCGCCTCGAAGGAGCGTACGCGGTGTGGAAGGACAAACGCGACGCAGGGAAGCAGCCTGGCGCGTTCGCAGACATGGCGAAGCTGAAGCGTCTACAGGCGGTGGCGCGGGACTTCACAGACCAGTGGAAGGTAGTCTCGCGCATCAAGGCTGACAAGACGCGCACCCAAGAGCAGAAAGACAAGGAGGTGCGTGAGCGGTACAAGAGCATGGCCCGTAGGACGCAGACGGTTCTAAACCCTGGGAAGTGAGGCGGCTTGTTGTGGCTAAAGGAACGATTGGCGAGCGAGTAGCGAAACTAGAGGAAGGCCAAGACAGAACCGACAAGTGGCAGGCGACGCAGAACGGCACGCTTGTGCGTCTCGAGGGCAAGGTCGATAGCCTGCGGGATCACATCGACGAGAAGATAGACTCACTCCGCAAGGAGGAGCGCGGGCAGTCGAACCAATGGGTGACATGGGCCATTGTGCTGCTCATCGGTCTGCCCGGAACCGCCTACGCTGCGGTGAATCTCCTTAAGGCGGTGAATCCGTGAACCCCTTCGACACCAATCTGTTGTGGGTCTTCGAGGCCCGCAAGATACCTGGTGGCGCACGCCGCATCGTGGACGCCGCCAAGTCCATGGGCTACGGGCTGGCGGCCAAGGTGTTCGACGGAAACCCCGCCGACGATGGCGACTACTTCACCGCGCCTTTCGCGGAGATTGCATCTTTATGCAAGGCTGAAGGCGTGCCGCTCGTCGGCTGGTGCTACCTCTACGGGGACAAGTTCGGCAACCTCGCTAAAGAGGCGGCTGAGGTAGTGCGCTGGCTGCGCATGGGCGTGCCGTTGGTGCTGGACATCGAAGGCGAGTGGGAAGTATCTGCTGCGCGCGTCTGGGCGCAGATACTTAGCGCACAGGTGCTTGCCGAGTTCCCGCAAGCCAAGTCGATGCTGAGTTTCGCACCATTCTGGAACATGACACACCACAAGGCGTATCCCGCTGCGGAGCTGTCAAGCCTGTGCAGCGCAGTCATGCCGCAGGACTACTTCGACCTCGGCCGTAAAACGACATACGCCAAGCAGCGCGACATGGTGGAAACATCGTACCGCGAGTTCGCGCCCTACGGCCTGCCCGTCTACCCGATAGGCGAGTTCGGCAAGCGCGGCATCGGCGACGTTGCGGCGTTCCTGTCGCTCGTGGGCGGCAAGCCGCATGGCTGGTGGCTCCTCGATGGCTGGCAGGACTCCGACGAGATGAAGTACCTCGCGGCGATACGCGAGGAGCGGAAGACTGTGCAGAAATTCGAGCGGATTGCTCAGATAGTGAAGGAGGTGAAATGATATGTGGAAGCAGAAGCTGACGAGCAGGAAGTTTTGGGTCGCTGTTGTGTCCGCCGTTCTCATTGTCCTCAACGAGGGGATGGGGCTTGATATCCCCGCAGACACGGTGAAGGCTTTCATGGAGATCGTGATAGCGTACCTCATCGCGGAAGGCGCGGTGGATACTGCCCGCGCACTCAAGGGCACGGCCACTAAGAGTTAACGTCCTAAAGTCGTAGCTACAAACCCCCGGTAAATCTAAGGTTGTACCTTACTTTTGTCGGGGGTTCACATTTTTCGTACGTCTTTTGTGCGTCCGCTCACCTTTTTGTCACACGAGGAGGCGACGCGATGAGTTCATGGCAGGAAACGGCAGTACAGCTCCGCGACGAAGGCAAGCAGTACCCGCAGATAGCGCAGTTCCTCAAAGAGACATACGGCGAGATCCTTCTACCCGAAGCGATCCGCGCGGTCTACCGCCGGACGAAGGCGCAGCAGCGCATCCAAAAGGAGCGCATCACCTTTGAGAACATGAAGCAGACCACCGATGACGACGTTGAAGCGTTCATTGATGCGATGGTGAACCTTCAGGATGTGCAAGACTCGATGGACACTAAGCAGGTCGAAGGAACAATCACACTTGACGATGACAAGCCGGTAGGCATCGCTTTCTGGGGCGACTGGCACGATGGCGGCAAGGGTGTAAACTACCGCCTCCTTGAGTCAGACAGGCAGACCATCCTCGCTACGGAAGGGCTGTACGTTGCGGGAACGGGTGACTACAAAGATAACTACATCTCTGGCGTTCATCCGGGCGCGGCGTTCGGGCAGATAATCCAGCCGGGCGATCAAGACCGCATCGTGCTCTATTACTGGGAGAGCATGAAACAAAAGGCGCTTCTCGTCACGCGGGGCTGCCACGACGATTGGGATCAGCGCATGGCCGACATTGACTTCGTTGGTGCATGCGCCGCCAAAGCGGGAGCCTTGAACTTTTGGCACGGCGGCACGCTGACGCTGAAACTCGGTTCGCAGACGTACACGGGGCACATACGCCACAAGTTCAAGTATGAGTCCAGTCTAAACACCACCAACGCGCAGCGCCGCATGATGGAGATATACGGTCCCGCAGACTTCGCGGTGTTGGCCCACCTCCACAACCCCGAAATCAACGAGCGCCACTTCATGGGCGCATATCGCTGGTTCGTGCGTTCAGGTTCCTACAAGGTGTGGGATGAGTTCGGACAGAAGGTAGGCGGCTTCAAGGGCAAGCCCGGCGTGCCCGTGCTCATCTTCTACCCCAACGAGCGCCGCATCGACGGGTACAAGGATCTGCGGGCGGGCGTTGAAGCGCTACGCCACGCGAGAGGAGCGTAGCATGAGAAAACTTATCGCCTTCACGGCAAAGACGTGCGCGGGTAAGTCGTCGGCGGCAAACCACCTCATCAATAAGCACGGCTTCCAGCGTCTATCGTGCATCGAACCTCTACGTGCGATGGTGGCAGCACTGGAGATACCGCGCAGCGAGAAGGTCATACGCTGCATGGTTGACGCGGGCGCGGCGATACGGCGCATAGACCCGTACCTGCTGATGCTGCCGCTATGCAGGGAGGTCTACCGCTACAAGACAGGTTGCTTCGTCGTTGACGACGTGCGCATGGCTCACGAGATACCGATGCTCACGGACCTGGGTTTCGTCGTCTACCGCATCACCTGTCCCGACGCTGTGCGCCGCGAGCGCATGTTCAAGCGCGATGGCTACTACCCGACGGACGAGGCGCTGCGCGCCGTCACCGAAACCGACTTGGACGGCATGGAGTTCCCCCTGATAGACGGGAGCCTGCCGATGGAGGAGTTCCTGCGCGCCGTCGAAAAGGCGGTGGGGGTGTGAAACCTCGCGTCTACATCGCAGGGCCGTACTCGCAGGGCGTGGTGGCCGAGAACATACGTAACGCCGTACTCGCGGGCGAGGCGGTGCTGTCACTGGGCGCGATACCCTACATCCCGCACCTCACGCATACATGGGAACTGCTGCACCCGCACCCCTACGACTTTTGGATCGAGTATGACCTCCACTGGTTGCCGCTATGCCACGCGCTCCTGCGACTTCCCGGTGATTCCAAGGGCGCTGACGGCGAGGTGGCGGAGGCGCAACGTTTAGGCATACCCGTGTTCTACTCGCTGGATGAGCTGAAGGCGTGGGTATCTACTCGCGATTAGTATAATCGTGAGTTGACGCGCTAGGCGCGAGGCGGTAAGCTAGTTGTGCAAGTATGCGCTGGGCAAAAGGATGGTCGTGTCTATCACGGCAAGGCGCATCGTCGCCCCGGCTCCTTCCTCCAGGGACTTGCATAGCTCGCCCACCATGTGTGGAAGGAGTCACGACGTCGCCCGATTGGACGACGCCAGTAAACAGAGCCAGCCACGCTTGTTCCGCGTACCAGGGCTGGACAAAGAAACCCCCGGCTTCGGCTGGGGGCTTCTTCATTTGTGGCGCGAATGTCGCTATGAGCGAAGGTTTTAGTGCGACAATCAAAGCGACTTCGATGATCGCCAGTCTTACTTAACTTTTCACACGAAACCTTAACTAAGATTCGGCTAAGTTCAATTCCCTTTACTAAGGCAGGATTCCCCCGTCCCCGCCGCAGAAGCACATCGCGGTCTCTTCCCAGGGAGTCACCAGCCCTGTAGCTGGGGCTGGTGTTGTTTTGCGCAAAAAGAAAGGCGGCAGGGGTGAGCCTGCCGCGAGTAGGGGACGATCTAGCTACTCCTGCTTGGCGAGCGCCTTCACCACGTTACCATAGATGGTCGCCCAGACTCCTCCCCATATCTCCGATATCTGCTCAGACGTTAGCGAGTTGAAGCGGTACTCATGGATCAATGCCTCCACAATGCGAGTCGTGATTTCTTCGGGCTTCACTCTCTCCACCTCCTCCCCATCCTGTGCAGCACCGCATCCGCCTCTCACTGTAGTTCCTCAGTCCTCTCCCTGACCGCCCCCGCCACCTCCTCCCGCCAGTCCCTCAACGTGTCTACGTCCACCCCAAGGTAGCCAGCCACACCCGCCGCGCTGTTGCGCTGCCAGTAGTACAGGCGCACCATGCTCCGCAATTCCTCGCTCAGCGCCGCGTAGGTATCGGCTACCGCGTTGCACCACGCCTCCATCTCGCAGATGTCTCTCGCGCACAGCCTCAATGCCGTGGAACACGTCAAATCTGAGGGGCCGGAGGCTTTGTTTAGACGGTTCCGCCCGTGATGAGTCACTCCTGGACTGGTGTGCAAGTAGTCAGGCGTTAGCGCCTCCTCTCTGCGCTGCCGCAGGATGAGCAGCGTTATCGGGAAGTCGCGCAGCTCACGTTCTGTCTCGCGGAACAGGTGCGCCGGTAGGGGCATGGAAGCACCTCCTACATGGCTGTGAACGACCACATGCCATCCTTGCCCTTCCACTCGACCATCAGCGTGAAATCCCACCACAGGATGCCGAGTATAACCTCCAATGTGCCATGCCAGCACGGTCTAGCTTTGTCGTAATAGACCCAAACTCCAATAGAGGCGCTGTTCCACCCGTTGAACCCCTTGCTCCCGCGCATCCTCACTTCCTCACCCCCTCTCGCTTGCAGACTCCATCGCCTTCGCAGTCTCTTGCCAGTCCCGCATCTCGCGCTTGAGCTTCGCCAGCCCCGCGCTGTTGGTGCCTGCCTTCTCGTTGTGAGCGGCTATCGCCTCAAGCCTCCGCACCATCTCCCGCGCGGAGTCGCACCTGCCCCAGCACCTGCGCCCTCCACGGTGCTGATAGGCGGGGTCTTGGAACACCGTGCATGTGCCGGTGCCGTAGTCGGGTAGGGCGCAACCGTCGCACTGCGGCATGATGAGTTGAGAGGGGGTCATGGCTGCACCGGCTTTGCGAGCACCGCAATCAGTGCGGCGAGGCACACCGCCCGCCCCAAAGTGTCGGCACTTACAGAAATGTGCCTGTGCGTAGTGAGGATGCCGACATAGAACCTCCCTGGATTGTGGCTGATCGTGGTTCGACACCATTTTTCGTCATCATTGGCGTACCGCAGTTTGGTTGCGATGCGACGCAACACGTCACACGTTGCGTTATCATCGGTTGTCGGGTAACTCATCCATCCCGTGTGCAACCCATCGTCTTCGGTCATGTGGGTATCGAGCACAGTCCTACCCTCACCGAACTCGGCGACTTGCCGCTGGTAGTCCTCTAGCACCCCGTCGCTCCATTCATAGACCGCCATAGCGATCAGCATGTCCCGCTCCCTGTCCTTCAGGGGGTTCCACTTGGCGATAATCTCCTCGCGTGTCACACGAACACCTCCCACAGCGTCAGCACCGCGCCTAGCACGGTTGCCGCGATACTCCACAGCCACAGCGCACGGTAGCAGCGGTGCTCCCATGCGTCCTGCGTGCCGCAGCCGCACACGAAGAAGAGAAGACCGATGATGAGGTGGGTCATGGGTGAGTCTCCCGCGGATTGCCAGTCCGTCCGAGCCTCTTGCCACGAGCAATCTTCGGCCAAGTGCAGGTGACGCGCACCTTGCCATCGGAACCTTTGTAAGCCTCGAGGAACTGTGGGCACATAACACAGTTCTGAACTTGTTCGACCAAGCCCGTCTTTTCCGGTATAAGTCGCACACAGGGCACCGTAACGCCCTTCTCGGATTCGGTAACGGGCAGGTAATGGTAACCTTTCACTTCTCAGCACCCCTTTCTAGTAGCGGCTCTATGTCCTCAACGCTCTTTGCCACCATCCACCTGCCATGCCGTGACAACACCTCGTCGCGGAACTCCTCTTGATGCTCCGAGAGTGTGCCGCCCGGTTTCTTGACCTCAATCCACCAGTGAACGCCGTCGGGACTCTCCGCAGACAGGTCGGGGATGCCCCTCATGCTGCCTAGACCCTGCTGGTGACGCACAACGAACCAACGGTGGGCGCGGAGCACATTGCGGATCTGCTTGAGGATGTCGCCCTCGTTGACGTTGACCTTCGGGGCAACCTCGCGTTTGGGACGCTCCTGCATCTTGCGGTACTCGGCGACGGTCAAGGTGGGGGTGAGGTTCACGTCTCTTCCTCCCAGTGATACCGCCCCGCCTCTTCCATTAGCGCGTCGAAGATAGCCCTGCGCTCTGCGAGTTTGCGGAACAAGCTCTTGCCTATGCCCCAGTAGGTATCTGACGCGAGTTTGAACCTGTCCTTGCTGAAGAACACTTTGTGGTACAGTCCCTCTCTCTCGTAGCGGAAACCGGGATATGCGGAGCGTCCATACCACTCCGCAACGAGTTCGGATGCGTTTTGCCGCGAGAAGAGGTAACTCAGTTCTACGCGCAGGCGCAGAAACCACGCCTTGCGCTTTGTCGCTTTAGTCACGCCTCGCACCTCCTACACTCAAACCTGTCAAAAGCCCTCGTCGCCTCGCGTATCCTGTTCAGGAGCACATTGCCGCTGGCTATGTCCACCGTCAGCATCGGGATGAACTTCCACGACTTCGGTGACGCGACATGCAGCGGGAAGTCAAACTCATCCAGCCCCCACGGGTCGAACGCTGAGAACGCCGCTTGCCTGCGCGCCTTCTCGCGGGCAGCGCGCATCTTCGCCTGGTCGCTGCGCGTGCGCCACACGCCCAAGTGTTGGAGGTACGCCTTGATGTGGTTGTAGGGGTATGGGTACGCCTTCGCCAGCTTCGCCAGCGACACGCCTCGCGCGTAGTCCTCGGCTAACTCACGAGCATCGGGCCAGAGGAGGAAGGCCGGGGCGACTTGCTGCGGCTTAGTCACGACACACACCTCCCGTCTCGATACTCCGACCACTTCACGGTCTTGAAGACTGCCTTGTGGTTGACCCACCGAGCGAATCGCCGTTGGTAGAGGTCGTGCTTGTTAAAGGGCATCACGAACGGGTCAACACCAAGACTTCGCAGGGCCTCCACTCGATGTAGGTCTTGGCTGGGTGTTGTGTTGAACCCGATGAGGACATAGAACATTACACGACGCAGAGGCATGTGCTTGCGCAGAAGGTGAACGCCCCTAACAATGGACTCTTCGTCATGCGGGTTGTCCCATGCAAAGTGGATGCGGCTCTTGCCGATGTGAACGCCTGCCAGTAGAGCCGCATGTTCATCGTTCAATAGCCGAATGTCCAGACCCTGCGAGAACTCCGCGAACACTCTGGCCTCCCTCAACTGCTCAACGATGTGGCGGAAGTGTGCCATAGGCGCAGCGGTCAGATTGTTGTCCAGGAGGATAACCCGCTTCTGACCGTTCCAGAAGGAATGGAGGTCGCCGACAACCCGGATCGCGCCTTCCTTTTCCGGCACTACGCAGAACGGGCAATGCCGAATACAACCGCGAGTAGTGAAGCCGATGGCAGCGTCCCACCACGGGTAGAGGCCATAGTCGGGGAACGTGGCCTCTGCTTCATCGGGCAGGCAGCTGGTCAGGCCGTAGCCGGTGCCACCCTTGATGACGTCAGGCGGTAGGTATGGGCTGTCGGGTGTGAACTGGAATACCTTCGAGGCGTACACCAAGTCATATACGCCGTTCATAGGCAGAGGCGAGAACAGCTCTACTGCGTCGCCCAAGGCTTTATGGTAGGCCGAGAGTTTCATCAGGGCGAGGTTGGGCCACTTGCCGTCAATCTGCGCGAGTCCGACGCGCCTCATCGGTACTTCACCACCCCGTCCCTTATCCGCTCCTTGCGCTTGAGGATGTCGCCGCACTTCGTCATCACGAAGCACGGCTTGTGTGTCTCACGCGTCCGTACGCGGTGCATGTCCATGAAGTACCTTTCGCCCTTCACCGAGCGGCAGTCGGCCGCGCCCTTCGCCTCGCACACCGCGCACGCCATGATGTCCGCAAGCGTCCACTCGAACCTGTAACCAAAGGTGAAGTCCGCAGCATCCCACGCCGCCGGTGTATCGCCGCCTGTCACCTCGCGGTAGCGGTAGCGCAGGTTCTCGCCTTCCAACGGGCACCCCATGCGTATGCGCTGGTCGGGGTCCTTCGGATCGGGGAAGTGGGGCAATGTGCCGCGTGTCTCCTTAGCGACGGTGTTCACTGCGCCACCTCCTGCAAGAGCACTTCCTGCTGCAACCGCTTTGCCGCTATCTCGCAGTAACGCTCCTCAATCTCGATGCCGATTGCCTTACGCCCCAAGTCCTTCGCAGCGCGGAGGGTTGTGCCAGAACCCACGAAGGGATCAAGAATGACCTCGCCCTCTTTGCAGCCCTTTTCCGCTAGGTACTGGATAAGCGCGAGGGGTTTCACTGTTGGGTGCAGCATCTTGTCTATGCTCCGACAAGGGATCGGTACGACACGAAGGTCTTGCATCTCTCGCCATGCTTTGCCATGAGACAAGACTAGGGCAGGGGTATACTTGGTGAACCCGAGATTGCCGTGCTGCATGTTGTTGGGTGCATACCAGATGAACATCCAGCGATACGGAATGGCCGACGTTGCTTCTAGGGTGAGGGGAAGCTCTGAGATTGAACCAAACCAGAAGCAGACACCTTCGGGCTTGATGATGCGTGAGCATTTGTTTGCCGCATCGGTCAACAGGGGCCACACGTCGAGATCCCAGTCGGCCTTGCCTATACCATAAGGCGGATCAGTCAATATCAGGTCAACAGAGGCGTCGGGTAGTTGCGGCAGCACCTCTCTACAATCGCCGTGGTAGATGGTGATGCCGCCGTGCTCGTAGTAGGGCTTCACTCCCTCACCGCCTTGTTCATGTCCAACCTCTCCGCCAGTTGCTTTGTGATGTCGTCAACCTTGCGTTTGTCCTCGTCGCTCATAGGCGCGAACACCCCCGAGTCACGCTGCTGCGCTTGTTTGTCCTTCTTTTTGCGGTACTCGTGGTCGCGCTCCAGCGGCTCGATGTCCTCCACCTGCGTAACCTTCGCCTCAATCCATTTCTCGCAAATCTTGCCGATGTACGCCCAGTTGGGCGCGCCGTGGTCGATAGCTTCCTGCATGGCGCGGATGAGGCAACCGCTCGCAAGCCCCCGCTTGTGCCAGTCGCGCAACTTGTCAAGCTCAGTGGGACGCAGCATCCCCGTCGTGCCGAGGTTCTTGCCAGCGAACTCCACGGCTATCGCCCAGTCCGCCAGCTCGTCTTCCGTGGGCTTCTCAGCTTGTGGCGAAAGGGTGTTCGTGGAGTCGCCAGAAGCCCTACGCGCCGCGCGCTTGGCTGTTGGCACGACGCTAGAGGCAGGCTCAGAAACACCGTCCTGAGCGACGTGGCGCGACAGTACGGGGGGTGGTGCTGTTGTGTCCGGTTGGTTATGTACGGTTGTGTCAGGTACGGTTGGTATGGTAGCGGTGCAGCTTGCGCGCACGTTACCCGCAGCGTGCTGGCGGCGTTCGCGTGACTTGCGCGCGCGTTCGGCGTTGGCTCTGCGCTGGTCCAGGAGCTTCCCGGCGTAGTCGTCCCAATCGTGGATCAAGAGGGTGCCTGCCGGGTCCCTCTCAAGGAATCCCTTGGAGCCTCCCGAGCCGCAGTCAAGGAGCGCGGACACGAATTTGGACGCCTCACCCTGCCAGCCAGCGGCCTCCGCTATGTCGGCGGGTTCGTAGCGGGCAAGAGAACCGTCCTGCGCGTAGTCCAGCGCCCACCACCATAGGAGGTGTAGATAGCCGATAGCCTGCGGGCGGCCTGCCCCCAAGAGGCGCATGAGTTTCTTTGTCTTGGGATGCTCGGCTAGCTCCTGGTGGCTTTCGATCCAAGCCATATATATCCCCCCGGTTCGGTACTCTCTATCTGTCTAGCGAGGGTCTTCGGCCTGGGCGATGACCGCTTTCAACTCGACTGCGGAGACTCGCAGCACCACCCCGTTGCGCTCTTTGTGCGCCAACCACTCCACCACGTCCCTGCCGATCCTCGCGTCCTCGACCTGTTGCGCCACGGAGGGTGGGGTGAGGGAGAGGGCGGCATCGATGAGGTTGATTTCATCGATAGCCTTCTCGCGCAGACTTGGAGGAGCAAACGCCGCGACTAAATCCAGGGTGCGTTTGGCTGCTTTCAACGCCTCATCCTTCTTCGTACACGCCTCCTCCGCAGCGGCTAGGCGGGTTTCGAGGGAGGCGATGCGCTTGCTTCCGTCTAGGTCGCCGCTGTCCGTTGGGCCAAAGTCCACGGCGGGCGCGGTGAATATGGGGCTGTTCTGCCATTCGCGCCTATCCATGCTGCTCACGCTCCCTCGCCTTGAGGTCTGAGAATGTCTTGCAGAGGACCTGAGTACTCTCCTCGCCTCCGCAGTCGTTGTGGCAATACTGATTGGTGTTGCCCTCCATGAACTCGCAGGCTTCCTCTTGGCGAAGAGGACACCCAGCACAGAGACATTGCTCACACATGGGGCCAAGAGCTAGTCTGGAGGCGCTCATCGCTGCTCACTGTCCTTCAGGCAGGCATCGGCCTCGGTAGCCATTGACACGATCTCCGTGTACAGCGTGAACGCCAGTTTCTGCCACCTGTCGTTGAGGTTGTCAATGGCGAACCCCTCACGCCGCATCATGTCCTGCATCCTCTGGGGGGCCTGGGTGATCTCGCGTAGCAGCCCCTCCAGCCCCTTGATGTGCGCCAGCGTGTCCGCGCCTGCCGTGGTGGAGAGGGCGGCTTGAACCGCAAGGTAGGACTTACGAATCAGGCATTGCCTGACACGGCAGTTGGCATCACTTGGGCCGCTACTGTTACAGGCTTGGCGGCACGAGGAATTCCATATGGCGGGGTCGATGCCTTCCAACGCCCCCCGCATCCCCGCACACGCCAGATTCAACTCGTCGCGCTCACGGCACACCAACTCAAATTCGTGAGCAGCGTCGACCGCCTTGATAAGATCCGCGTCACGTTCAGCCTTGAGCTCGTCGCGCTCGGTCGTGAGCGAGGCGAGGTCGTCTCCAAGCTCGTCGATGTAGGCCGTTATATCAGTGATGCAGCAACCGCCGCAGCCTCTTTCCCGACCGATGCAATCTTTGCAGAATGCAGCAGACAGTCGGCCCTCAAGTTCGGCTCTCTCGGCAGACACGCTGTCGCCGCAGGGTGAGTTGGGCATGGGGAGCCTCCTTCTTGGTCAGATACTCTACGAGGCACTTGTCGGAGCAGAACTCGCCAGCATCTCGAAGTGTGACAGTCGAAATGCCATCCGGCGTAGTTACGCGGTGGATGACCTGATAGGACACGATGATGTGGTCGCCAGGGCCGAATGTGTCTTTCTCAACGGGACACGTCTTGCACTTCATGTCGGCACCTCCTCTGCGTGATGCGGTATGCGCAGCCCACCGTGGCGGTTCGGTTATTTGTGGCAGAAGAACTCGATAGTCAGCGATTCCATCCTTTTGAGGGTATCTGCCCAGTCCTTCGCCTCGTCCTCATCGCTGGGAGGTGCTAAGAATTGAGCCAAAGCTTTCTGAACGTTGTCAGCTTCGAACGCCATTTTGCCAGTCTCGTTGAAAGTGTTTTGCCGATAGCGATAGGTCACGAGATACAGCTTCTTCATGGTGTCACCTCGTCTGTGCGGAGCCTCGCACCTCCGCTAGTCCTCCCTGTCGTACTCGTTGGGGGTGTCCGTGCTAGACCCTAATGGCCTTGACGTCGTCGGCTATCGAAGCAAGTCTCTTGAAGGCTTCCGCTTCGGTGTCCTCGACAGCAATGAAGATCCGTTCGCCCGAGAGTAGCACGGCGTTTACAACGAAGCCGCCGCTCCTATCGCGTTCGTCAGCCACCTCAAACCCGAGCGCAAAGTACGCCCTGCCCTCGTAGTCGCTAACCCAAATCCCTCCCACAATGCCACTTCCTTCGAGCTAACCCCGCCTCTCACCGGGGTGTGTCCTCGCTGTCGTGCGGGAAACCTACGATGCCTGCTGCGCAAGCGTGCGCAGGTACTCAAGGAACTGCTGCAGCATCGCGTTGTCGAGGTCGGGCACGTCGTTTAGCGACTCCTTGACGGTGCAGTTGAAGAACGACGACGCCTCGCGGTGGATGAACGCCTTCTCCTCTGTCGCGCCTTTCGCCAGGTTCAGCGCGCGCGCGCCCTGCCAGAACGCCTTCCAGTCGGGAGGCTGTCCGTCGGCGGTGGCAGGTTTCGGCTGCTCAATGGGCTTCGCGGCATTGGCGCTGTTTGAGGCAGGGCCATTCGCCGCAGGCGGTTTCGGTGGCGCGGCTGGCGTAGGCGCAGGCTTCGGCGCAGCTTTCGGCTTGCCCGTCTCTCGGCCGTTCTCACGCTGGAAAGCATCGGGGTCGTCGATGTCAGTCGCTATGTTGAAGAGTTTGAGGAAGAGGTACTTCTCCCCGTATGTGAGAGCTTTGCCGACGCCCTTCTCCCCCTCGGTGTCCAGCCCTTGCGCGTACCACGGGATGACTATCGCCTCGTCGGGCTTCTCGGCGTTGACGACGGTGTACTCCAACTGAGTTTCGGTGAAGTACTTGGTGTTCTTACCGCCCCTTGAGTTCTCGCCCTCGCTGGTGATGACGTTGGTGCGCAACACGCGCGGTATCACCATGAGCTTGTGGTCGTCCATCGACTTGCGGATAGCGCCAAGCACATCGCTGGAACCGACGTACTTGTACTGCGCGCCAGCGTTGGTCTTCTGCAGGTACGGCACAGCCTTACGGACTTCAATAAGCTTCTCGTAGATGTTCACCCTCAGAACCCTCCTCGTCTCTTGAAGACCGGGGTCAATTCTTTCTTGAGGTGGTGCTCCTCCAGTTTGTTGAGGAAGTACCGCCAGCCAACGTCAATCGCTTTCTGCCCAAAGGTTGCGGGATCGTACTCTTCGTCGGGTGTCCGTGGGACGTTTAGCAGGATGATCCGCTCCGACTTCTCGCCCTCAACCTCCTCAAACAGGTGGCAGTAGGCGGCGACTTGGACGAGGTAATCCTCGTAGATGCCGCTACCTGTTTTTAGGTCTAGGATGGTGAGGTAGTCATCGATAACTGCGGGTATGTCGATGGTGCCGCCAAACTTGTACCGCTCGGACACCCTCGGTTTCTCGCAGTCGTATATCTTGCCGAAGCGGTGCTCCTCTTTGAACTTCCACCACGACAAGAGGCAGTTGTCGGAAAGGTCGATTTCTTTCTTGCTATACTCGTCTAGGTCCTCACTCAAGGAGGCACCTGTCAGGTCGGCAATGATCCTTGCGTGGCCCAGGGTCCCAACGCCTTTGAGTGGGTCTGTGTAGGCTTTCACATCGTAGCCGCGTAGCCCTAAGTCGTTTGACCACGGCACTAGCGCGTGCGATTTGTCGATAAGCCCCGTGATGGTGGTCACACCCGGAACGATGGTGTTGTCGGCTAGGCGGTAACGGGTATGTGCGCGTGCGCGTCGAAACTCCACCTTTGCGACTGCCATCAGCGCATCTCCTTGAGGGCGTCGCGGAGTTCATCGATTTCCCAAGGTGGCACTTCTGCCCACTGCGCCATACTTGCTGAATGACGGGCAACACTTTGCGCCGCCTCCACCAACTTGAAGTAGTCCACCGCTTCGAGGGCGGCTTCGGCCATCCAGAGAGAGGCATAACCATAGTCCGCCATCGCCACACCAGCCTTCGCGATAATCGCCTTGCGCTGGTCGTCAGTCATGGCTGCGATGCCTCCTTGCCGTTCTGCATGGTCGTTCTGTAGCCAATGCGGGCTCCGCATGGACACTTAAAGTGACCATTCCCTGCCCAACTCCAGAGGTAGACAAAACTCTCACGCCCACAATTGGGGCACGTGACCATATAGGTGGTTCTTCCGTGGGCGGGATAACATTTGCCGAGAACGCCTGCGACACGTTCCTCCTTCACATCCCCCACCCCCTGTCCTCGATAGGCTCAGGCACGACATCCCACTCGCCCTCGCCGTTGTCCTCAAGCCAGTCAGCGAAACACCCTACGATGTCGAAGTAACACCCGTGGTAGCCGATGCGGCACCCGTCGCTGTCGCACACCTCGCAGCGGTGGTTGGGCAGCGTGACGTGCTGCGCTTGTTTGTTGTCGAGCATCCACTGCGCTTCAGCGCGGAAGTCGGCGAACCACCGCTCGCCGTAGTGCACACGCCTTTCACCGGGGTACAGCGGCGTGTCGGTAGCGGGGCAGCGCATAGCTCTGCATGTCGCGCCTACCGTGTCGGGCAGGGTGCAGCCTGACGCGCCGTTGCTGTGGAGGATGCCGAAGCTATACGCCATGACGTTTCGCCTCCGCTTCGAGGCACCGCTTGATCCAGTACATGCACAAACCATGTCCCGCTTTTTCGACCAACTCAAGGTCCTTCGCCGCATCCCTCTCCTCGCCGCTGTTGCGGGGGATGATGAGGTAGTCCTGCGAGAGGGTGGTGAGGACGGCTTGGACGCAGCCCCTCACTCGCGCATTGACCGCCGTGGGAGATATAGACTTGAGCGCCTCTTCCTCTTGGTCGCGTAACGCCTTCGCCAGTCTCTTGACTAGCGCCTCGTCGAACTCAGGCATGGATCTCACCCCTTATCAGGCGGGGGAGTTCCTTCTGAACACAAACGTCGTCGATTCCAAGCGGGCAGTCGGCGTCGCAGGTACGGTTCTGGCACCACGCTTCAAGAACGGGTCGCACAGCCTCCAGCCACGCGCGCGGCACGATGACCTGCTGCGGGCTGTCCACAGGGAGGACGCTGAACACGTTCACGCCGTGAGCGCGCAGGGTTTCCTTGATGGAGTCGTAGGACTCTTCGACGCGGACACTGCGCTCGTCGGGAAGAGAGATAGATGTCTTCATCCTGGAATAGTCGGACCATTCTTGGGGTTCGATGATGGCGCTGCCGACATCAACCAGCACCTTGGTGCCGACGCGTGCTTCTCCCGGTCCAGCGTCATTCTTAGCTCTAGTAACCTCGATGAACTCAGCCACGCTTCTCCACCCCTTTCAGTTGCCGCCACGAGTCCGCCAGCCCGTAGTAAACGAACGCCGCTACGCCTGCCGTGATGAGCAGGTCGGCTATGATGCGGAACATGGCGGGACCTCCTCGCTGAAGAAGAAGATGCCGATCTCGATGCCGTGGGTCGTGACTTGGACATCGCCCAGTGCGTCACCCTTGCGGTCCTCGTCGTAGTGGCGTACATCCACCGTGCCGCCGTACTCGGCGATGACAGCCGCCGCCGCTTCCTGTGCCTGCGCGAGTGTGGCGTAGTCCTTGCGGTTTCCGCAGTAGTGGGCAGGATGCACATTCAACTGGCGGGTGACGTAAGCATCGGGCAGCACTGAGCGGATTGCCGCCTCCACGTCAGCGAACGACAAAACCGTCCGCAACCTCGCCACCGTCCCGGCGACAACGCACTCCGCTACGTCGTGATCGATGCGCTGTGCGGCGCACGCCACGCGGACGGCCTCCGCTACCGATGTTGCCTTGGGACTGGATTCGGCGGCGATGCAGCGGTTGATCCAGTAGCGTACAGCCGCTGACATCTTGTCTCGCCAATCCGACCAGAGCACGTCGCGGGTCTCGCACCATGCTAGGTCGTTCTCAGCGTCCCGCTCTTGCGCTACCGTTGCGCAGCACCCCGCCTGCGCGGTACAATCAGATTGTGGGTTACTACTCTGCTGCTCCTCATCGCCGAGGAGCAGTTCCTTTGTGTACGACATTCTCACTACCTCCCTTTTTCTTCCTCACACCAGCCCCGCGAGTTCGCGGAGCAGTATCACCATCGCCGCCGTAGCGACGATGATGCCTGCGACAACCAGCCGCCTATTGAACCGCTCAGTCGCCGCCTTCTCGCCAAGCAGCTCAGCGCCGCGAATGAGCACCGCTGCTACCGCAGGGTTGTCGGTGCTGTGCGCGATGTCGAGCGCCGCCGCGATTGCGTCGTGGTCAGACATAAGGGCATGCCTCCTTTGCTGATCGCGCAAGCCACGCAATCCAGTGGTCTTCGCAGGCACCGTCGCAGGTGTACTTCTCAGGATGGTCGGGAGGGCAGATGTTGTTCTCGATGAGCTTGTCAATCGCGCGTTCCAGCATCTCGCGATCCGTCACGCACTCCGCCTGCGGCACAATCGCGTGCGTCGCGGACAAGGAGGCGAGGATGCTATGCACGATGTCCCTCCATATGTCGCGCGCTATCGGGTCGTCCTCTATGTGCAGAGGGCGAAATGATTCTGCCGCCAGCCGCTCCCCCAACTTCTCGTCAAACCCACTTACCTTCGCCTGTTGGTCAGTCACTTGGGATCCCTCCTCACTTGCTCTTGCCTCCAGCCAACCACCGCTCGAACTCGTCAACCCCGATGCGGTAGGTGGGCCGCTTGCCTGTGCTCACGTTGTGTCCGGGGAGCACGCCCTTGCGGAAGAGGCTGCGCGTCTTTGTTGGGCTGAGGTTCAACCTCTCACCCACCTGCCTCGCGTCCAAAGCCTGCTTCACGCCTGACTTCTCCGGTACTTCCAACGCCTGCTCGTTGACCATCCACCTTCACCTCATTTCGTGCCGCGCTAATGGGACTCGCGGCCTATTGTTATCCGAACGCCGCACCTTCATTCTTGTTATCGCATGAACCATTTCGATTGTCAATAGTCGCGCACGAAATTTTTGCGAATAGGTTTCAGGGGGTCAAAGGGCATGATAAGACGAGGGTAAAGGAAGAGGGTGATGGCGTGACGACACTTGGAAGACGGATCGCCGCGCTACGAAACGAAGCTGGTCTGAAGCAAGAGGATGTTGCCAGAGAATTAGGTGTCAGCCCTAGCACGGTATCCGTGTGGGAGTGTGACAAGGGCGGCATCAACCACGATATGTTAAGTCGATTAGCGGAAACGTTATCGGCGCATTTGGCACGCCCGGTTGCGGTGGACTTCCTGCTCGGACGAGCGGCAGACAATCCAGACCCATCCGGCATCTACCCGCTAGGGCTTACTGTGAAGGTGCCGGTATTCGGCACCGTTCCGGCGGGAGAACCGGCACTAGCGGAGCAAAACATCGAGGGATGGGAGGAAGTACCAGTGCAAGAGACACAGAATGGACAGTTCTTCTTCCTGCGCGTCAAAGGCGACTCGATGGAAGGTGCCGGCATTTATGACGGCGACCTCGTTTTTGTGCAAAGCCAGACCACAGTCGAGGACGGAGAGATCGCGGTTGTCCTGCTGAACGGAGAGGATGCCACGCTCAAACGGTTCACCCGCCAGAACGGACAAATCATGCTCGAAGCGCAGAATCCCAAATATAGAGCGCAGGCCGTACCGCCGTCTTCTGTGCGCGTCTTGGGTAAGGCGATGTGGAGCAGACACTACTTCGCCGGGCGCGGCCTATGAAGTGGGTAGTCTACCTCGCGCTCGCGGTATGCCTTCTCCTGCTCGTCAGCGTTGTCCTCAACAATGTGCGTTGGTGGTATTACAGGGAAGGAGTTTATGTCCTAGACAAGTGGACGGGGAAGTCCTACCGCGTGAGCGACAAGGCGCGCCCCGCTCCTTACGCGGACACGTCTTTCCGCGTGTTCGAGATCGCGGGCGGCATCGGCTTAGCGGTGCTAACAATAGGGTCGTTCGTGAGGTGGAAGCGGCGTGGCTAGCGGCCACCTCGAAAAGCGCAGCAAACACGGTTGGACCCTCGTAATTGACCACGGGCGGTACGTTGACCCGGTGACTAAGACAGAGAGGCAGCGCCGGGAGTACCGCGCCGTGAAGGACTGCACGAAGGCTGAAGCACTCGCGCTGCTGCATGACACGCTCTCGGAGATAAACAAGGGTACATACGTCAAACCTTCTGCGCAAACGTTCGCGCAATACCTCGATGAGTGGTATGCCTTGCGTTGCGAACCCCGGCTCGCGCCTGCCACCAAGTCAGCGTATAACCGCGTCGTCAACAACTACCTTGTGCCTGCGCTCGGCTCCACGATGCTGTCTAACCTGCAGCCCCTCGCGTTCGACCAGGCGCTCCTCGCTTGGCGCGTCAACGGAGCGGGGGAGCGCACGTTGTTCCAAATCTACCATGTCGCGCACACCGCGCTCGCCCAGGCGGTCAAGTGGCGCAAGCTGTCGGTCAACCCCCTTGACGCGGTGGACGCTCCACGAGTGGAACACAAGGAAGTGACCGCGCTCTCGCCCGAGGAGGCGATGCGGCTGGAGGAGATCGCAAAACAGTACGCCGTCTACCCCTTCGTGTTCCTGGCGCTGCACACGGGAATGAGGCGGGGCGAGCTGCTTGCGCTGCGCTGGCGAAACGTCGATTTGGGCGCTGGCGCGATCCACGTCGAGGAGTCCCGGCAGTTCATCGACGGGCAGACGTACACGGGACCGCCGAAGTCAGCCAAGGGAGACAGGCGCATCCCGCTCGACGAGGACAGCGTCAGCCTCCTCCACGAACTGCGCCGCAAGAACACGCAAGGCAGCGAGTTCGTACTGTGCAAGGACGACGGTACGCCCTACTCCCCCTCGTACGTCAGCAGGCGCTTCCATCAGATCGCGGCCCGCGCGGGATTCGCCATGCGCTTGCACGAAGCCAGGCACACCTACGTCACAACCGGCCTGCTTGCCGGGGTGCCGATGCGCGTGATGCAGGAACTCGCGGGACACGCCACCTTCGCCATGACAAGCGACCTGTACTCGCACGTACTCCAGAAGCTTAAAACCGATGCTGCAAAGGCTATCGGGAAGGCTTACGAAACGGGTAAGCGGCAAGAGAGCGGCAAAACGGCAACAGGTGACGCCCGCAACGAGAGCGAATCAGACCGCTAGCGGGCGCTCACCCCCCCCTAACGGAACCCCGCGCACGTAGATGAAGAATATGTGCGAGAGGGGTGCGGTAGCAGGGACGCCGCTGGCGATACCGCAGGATAACAGGCTGAATGCGAAGCAAAGGGTAGTGAACCGAAGCGAACATCGGCGAACGTGAGCGGCAAAGTGAGCGGCAAAAAGAAAGCCCTCCGCGAGGGAGGGCGGGGAGGCATCTTCCTCTACATTGTCATTGACTCGTGCGCGTGGACGGTGAAATCGGTGATGCCGCGTTTTACAGTCAACCGATGCGTTGCTATCTCTTCGGCGCGTTTCACATTAGGAGCCACAACATGCTGACTATCGATTATCGTGGTTCCATCGGGTTTGGGTATCTTGACAGTAACGACGTAGAGTTTGGTGGGCGGCATGTAACCAGCGGAGCCGGTGGTTGCGGGATTGG